GGTGTTGCGTCCGTAGTGCGGGGGCGAATGATCGCGTGCGGATAGGTGACTCTACCGTGCGCTCACCTGCATCTACCCCTGACACGGCGTGCGCTCGCAAACACAATCGTGCGCACACCACACGCTGTAGAGCGGTGATAAACGTGGGGTATCCGTTGGGACTGATCATCCTGCACACTGGACGCCCCGCGCCCCGCCGCCGCTCCTGGGGCACAGGGCAGGCGCCATAACGATCACCGCATCCTCACGATACGGGTACGGGCGTACCAGTCTCATCACGGGCGACACACCCTCACGTATACCCCCCGACAGCGACTACCCCACCAGAGTGGAATCGCTGCTCCGACAGGAGAGCCGTCTCAACTCGCCGCAGATCGCGGGCAAAAGTCGTGTTTGGGTAGCTGATCCCAGCTTCACCGCCCGACCGCCACCACCGTGGGAGCGCACGTGACCGACCTCGACCTCAGCCAGAACGCGATCCGCCGCAGAGTCGAAGCAGTCCTCCACCACAACGGCACCTGGTGCCCCACCATGGACGTCGACGCCTACCTCGGCATCGCCCGCACCAAGGCCACCATCAACGGCCACGTCCAGTACCGCATCCATCGGCTGCCGCTGCTCGGCCTCACCGACCCCGGCCTCGCACGCCTGATGCTCATGGACGCACTCGACGACGCACGCGCCGAGCGCTACCCCGGCATCTCCGGGATCTTCCTACCCTGACACCTCATCGCTCCGGTCCGGCGCAGGAACCTCCCCGATCTCGACCGGACCGGAGCGCACCCCCTCGATCCCCGCCTCGCCGTGACTCAGGTCCGGCAGCGCAGGCTGCGACGCACGCGACTCCCCCGGCTCGATGTAGCCGCGGCCGGTCAGCAGAGACCTCACGAGCAGGCGGAGCGCCCGCCGCTCGTCGTCCTCCAGCAAGGCGATCTCCTCCGCCAGCGTGCTGGAGTCACCTGACGGCTCATCGACGTAGTACCCCGCGCGGCGGAGCCACACCTCGGGCCGTTCCTTCAGGCCGCGGGCGAGCTTGGTGACGCTCTCCTCGGTGGGCCGCCAGGGCTCGTCCGGCGCCTGCGCCTTGAAGCCCGCCGTCATGTTGATGACGGTCTGCACGCTCAGGCCAGATTCCGTGGCAGCTCTGCGCGCGGACCATCGCCGCTTCTGCAGTGCTGCGGTTACGTGCTGGCTGAACGTCTTCTCCGTGCCAGGGTCGCGCTCCCCGTCGGTCATGGCCGAATGATCCCTCATGATCAGCGGCGGACCAAGCAGGGTTGCGGTTAGACAGAGTTGGACATAGATTAGACGACATGACCGAATCCCCACCCCTGAGCGGCCAGCAGGTCCGCGATGCACGCAAAGGAGCTGGCCTGAGCCTGCGCCAGCTGGCCAACCTCGCCGGACTCAGCCGCGCCACCATCCACCTCATAGAGAACGGCGCACCGATCAGCGACCGCTCCGCCGCCCGCCTACGCGCGGTCCTGCCCGACCTCAAGCCCCCCGCATCCCGGCTGGAACGGCTGGAGGCCGAAGTAACGGACCTCCGGACCCGCCTCGACGCGCTGACACAGGGCGCCGCATGACGCCCGACATCGCCACCGTTCGCCAGCTCGTCTTCGGTCGCGCCGCAGTGGAGCCCATCCAGTGCGCCTACAGCGTCGAGACAACCGCAGTCGCCTTGGGTATCCCTTCTGCCCGCGTCGCCCGGTTGATCCAGCGTGGACTCATCCGGGCCCGCCAGACCGGACGCCGTTACATCATCGCCGGGGGCACCATCCTCGAAATGCTCGACGTCGAGGAGCACGATGTCGTCCGCGACCACCGCACCCTGATCCAACCCGACGTGGCCTACAGCTACGGCGACATCGCGGTGATGCTCGACCTGTCCATCGACGCCGTGAAGCGCTTGGCCTACAACGGGCGCCTGGTCCCGGACATCGCCTGCACCCGGCCGCTGACCTCCGGCGCGGTCCTTCTGACCTACCTCAACGGCAGCGACGCCCCCATCCGGCACCGCCACTCTGCCTGACCCCTGAACAAGCCGGTGGGCCGCCATCCAGCCGGGATGCGCCCCGGTGGCGACGACCCACCACACACGAGAGGAAGCCTCGTGCAACAGCAGAGTCCCACACCCGCCACCAAGCCGTCCAAGAAGCTCACCACCACCAAGCCCGCGGCCGGGGTGCAGCGAGTGGACACCCCCAAGTCGCACTACTACACGATCAACGGCAAGCGCGTCGTCGGCGTCACCACCGCCCTGAACGCCCTGCCCAAGCCACTCACCAACTGGGCCGCCCGCACCGTCGCCACCCACGTCGTCGACCACTGGGACGAGGTGGCTGCCAACCTCGCCAGCGGCGGACGCCAGCCCACCATCAACTTCCTCACCGCCCTGCCCGACCAGACCCGCGACAGCGCGGGAGACCGCGGCACCCACGTGCACGACATCGTGTTCGAGCTGGCGCAGGACAAGCCGGTCGACGTGCCCAACGACGTCCTGCCCTACGTCCGAGGCGCGCTGGCCTACCTCGACGACTGGCAGCCCGAGACGGTGCTTGCCGAGACCGTGGTGGCGTCCTACACCCACATGTACTGCGGCACCTTGGACTCGATCCAGGACGTGCCCGGCCTGGGGCGGGTGCTGGTGGACTGGAAGACCTCGAACGGCATCTACGGCAACCACGCCCTGCAGCTCCCGGCCTACCGCTACGCCGAGGTGTACCTCGACGCCGACGGCAACGAGCACCCGATGATCGAGGTCGAGGACACGTTCATCCTGCACATCAAGCCCGACGACTACGACCTCATCCCCATCACCGCAGGCAGAGAGCAGTTCGAGGACTTCGTGCGCATCCTGGAGACCTACCGCCGGGTGGTGCAGTCGGACCGCGCGAAGAAGCTGATCGGGCAGCCGCTGGCCAAGCCGGGCGAGGTGGCCGCGTGACCGCCCCGCAGAGCAAGGTGCTGGCCGCGGTGCTGGCGGTGATGAAGGACGTCGGGGCGATCGGCAAGACCGACGAGAACAAGCACTTCGGGTTCAAGTTCCGGGGCATCGACACGGTGCTGGACCGGGTGGCCCCGCTGCTGCGCGACCACGGCGTGCTGACCCGCCCGGAGCTGCGGAACCTGCAGCACTTCCCCATCGGCAAGGACGGCTCGAAGGTCATCGTCACGGTGGCCTACGACTTCACCCACGCCGAGTCGGGCGAGACGTGGACCGCGGTGGTGCCGGGTGAGGCTAACGACCAGCAGGACAAGGCCACCTCGAAGGCCATGTCGGTGGCGTACCGCACTGCCCTGTTGCAGGCGCTGGCCATCGCCACGGGGGAGCGTGACCCGCACGCCGGGCCGCCGGTCGGTCGACGGCTGTTGCAGCTCCAGCAGCAGGTGAAGATGGCGGGCGCGAAGAAGGGGTTGGAGAGCTTCCAGCAGTTGCGCGACGACTACGCGCTCTGGTCGCAGGGTGCCGACATCGAGGCGGCCGACGAGAAGGACCTCGGCGAGTACCTGAAGCACCTGGACCCGTCCACGCACACCACGGTCCAGCGCACCCGGAACGGAGCGCGGCGATGAGGGGCTTCTTCGGTGTGGCGGTCTACCACGCGAAGCACGAGGACAACATCGGCACGCTGTGGCGGTCGGCGAAGACCTACGACGCTTCCCTGCTGGCCACGGTGGGGCGCCGCTACGAGCCGCAGGCGTCCGACACGTGCAAGGCCCCGCTGTCGGTGCCGCTGTACCACTACCCGGACTTGGACGACCTGATCGAGCACCTGCCCCAGGGCTGCCCGCTGGTCGGAGTGGAACTGGACGCGCGCGCGGTGCCGCTGCCGCAGTTCCGGCACCCGTTGCGGGCGCTGTACCTGCTGGGCGCGGAGGACCACGGCCTGCCGCCCGCCGTGCTGGAGCGCTGCCACCACGTGGTGCAGGTGCCCACCCCGCAGGCGTGGTCGCTCAACGTCGCCGTCGCGGGGTCGCTGGTGATGGCCGACCGCTACGCGAAGACCGGGAGGGCAGCGTGAGCGACGAGCGCAAGGACTACGGGCCGACCGGCTGTGTGAACAGGTCGTTCGCCCTGCTGCTGGTGCTGGCCGGGCTGTACCGGGTGGTGCGCCGTGGCCGATGACCGCATCTACGCGAGCACCGTCGAGCCCGAGGCTGGCGGTGAGGTCCGGGTGGCCGTGGACGGCTGGGGCGGCTGGAACGTGTGGGTCGACGTGGTCGGCTACCACGACGTGGGCTCCAGCGCCGACGCCGCGCTGGAGCCGCGCACCGCCCTCGGGGTGGCCCGCCGCCTGGTGGTGGCCGCGGTCGTGTGCTGGTGGCGCCGGAAGCGCGGTGCCCGATGAGCGGCGTGGTGGCGGTGCCGGTCGGGGGCAGGGTGGTGGTCGTGTGCTGCGGCCAGCACTGCCCGGCGCCGGGTGAGGCGTCGGTGTGCCGGTGTTGCGCGGAGTGCCCGACGACCGCGATCTACGCCGGGGTCAAGCCGCACGTGCGGGCTCGGGTGGCGCGGGCCGAGCGGGACGACCGGGCGCTGCTGCGCGCGGCGTTGCGTCGGGTCGAGCACGCCCTCGCCGTCGCAGCCCTGTGGGACGCGGTGCGCCGGTTCGGGTCGGCGTGGGCTCACGCGGTGGAACTGCCGCCGGAGGACTACCCGCCACAGCAGGGGGTCCTGGCATGAGGTGGTACCCGGATGGCACCCGTTCGTCCTACTCCCCGCCCGAGGTCGGCGACCTCGTCGCCTGGAACCACGCGGCGTGGCGTGTGGTCGAGGTCAATCCGGTCCCCGAGGACATGTGGACCGACGAAGAGCACCGCAATGTCAGGCTCTACAAGCCCACCGCAGGGACTCGTGTGCTCCCCGTGAGGGTCGTGCTGCGCCCGGCGCACCTCGGCGACGACGTGCGCACCCGCCACCGCGACAAGCACATCAGGCACCGCCACGGGATGGAGTGGTTCGTCTTCCCCACCGAGCACTACCCGATCTGCGCCCGCTGCCACGAACCGCTGCCCTGCCGCGAGCAGCTGGCCGCGCGCGAAGCCGAAGCCGTCATCAAGCGGATGAACCGCTACACCATGCCCGGCGTGTGCCCGTCTTGCGAACAGCCGGTCACCATCCGCACCAAGGTCCGCACCTTCGACGAAAACCTGGAGATGCCCGGCGGCCCCCCGGTGACCTTCCACGTCGGCCGCTCGAACTGCCGCTGGGACGCGGCGGCGTACGAGAAGCGGTGGGTGGCGCAGGACCCGACCAACCGGCGCACCGAGCTGAGCTGTCCCGGCACGGTCACCCGCCACAACGACCGCAGCTACGAGTGCACCGAGGGGCGCGGCTGCCGCGGCCCGGTGGCATTCCACCGGGCTTATCAGTCCTGTGGCGACAAGTCGTGCTGTCAAGGCGTCTTCGACTGCCACCCGTGGCCGGACGACGCCCTGCGGGAGGTGACCGAGTGAAGCGCTCACAGTCTCTCCGGCGCGGCAAGCCGCTGCGCCGCACCGCGTTCAAGCCCTGCGGCAGCGCGCTGCCCCGCAAGGCCAAGCCCAAGCCGGTCCGCGACAACGAGCCGTCCAAAGCGGTCAAGGACGCCGTGCTGATCCGCGACAACCTGCACTGCCAGCGCTGCGGCAAAGACCTCGCAGCCACCCGCTCGCCGTACTCCCGGCAGCACCTCTTGCCGCGCGGCCGCGGCGGGCAGAACACCATGCGGAACCTCGCGCTCGTGTGCGGCTCCGCGACCACGCCCGACATGTGCCACGACGACATCGAGCACCAGGCCCGCCGCCGCGCCACCGCCGAAGGATGGCTCGTCCCCAACGGCATCGACCCCGAGGACTGGGCGGTGCTGCGGTTCGGCCAGTACTGGGCGAAGCCCGGCGACGACGAGTGGGTGGAGGCCGAGCCACACCCGCTGCAGGTGGAGATGCTCGCCGCGCTGAACGGCGCAGCGCGCAGTCAGGGGGCGGCATGATCCCGCACCCCGACTGCACCGCAACCGTGCGCCGCCACGGCACCTACAGCGCCGCCCGCTACGGCTGCACCTGCCCCGAAGCACTGGCCGACCGGCGCCGCTACAACAAGCTGCACCACCACGGCTACGCCCAACCCCGCTGGATCGACGCCACCGGCACCCGCCGACGCCTGCAAGCCCTCTGGGCGCTCGGCTGGTCCGGCCCCCACATCGCCGACCGCCTCGGCATCACCCCCCGCGCGGTGAGCTACCTGCTGGCCGGGCAGACCGTCACCACCTCCACAGCGGACCGCGTGCGGCAGGTCTACGACGAGCTGTCCATGCACCCCGGACCGTCCGCGCGTGCTCGCGCGCTCGCGCAGAAACGCCGCTGGGTACCGCCGCTGGCGTGGGACGACGACGAGATCGACACCCCCGACGCCCGACCGCACTGCCTCATCCCCACCACCCAGATCGACGAGACCGCCGTGGAACGCGCAGTCCGGGGGGAGCGCCGCAAGGACGAGGTGCTTCCCCGCGTCGAGCGGCACGCCGCGATCCGCCGCTGCCGCCAGCTCGGTATCCCCGGCCCCGAGATCGCCCGCCGCGTGGGGGTGTCCCCGCGCACGGTCGATCGCGTGGCCGCAGCAGTTCACACCAAGACGATCAGCGCTGCTTGACCGCCGCCGCGGCCGACCGCGCCTCCATCAACAGCCTGGGAGGCCAACCACATGACCTGGTTCCGGGTCGACGACAAGTTCGCCGAGCACGCCAAGGTGCGGCGCTTGGCGAAGGACCGCGTGCCCGCGGTGGGCCTCTGGACGCTATGCGGGGTGTGGTGCGCGGACAACCTCTCGGACGGGTTCGTCCCGGAGGAGGTTGTCCGCCGCCACGACCCGCGTCTGCGCCTGGCGAAACGTCTCGTTGAGGTCACGTTGTGGCGCGAAGTTGAGCGGGAAGGGGAGTTCGGATACGAGTTTCACGAGTGGTCGGAGCACCAACCGACACGTGACGAAGTGATAACGAAGCGGCAGAAGACGGCGGCCAAGGTCCGGGCGTGGAGAGCCAAAAAGGCTGCTCAGGAGGGCGAGCAGGACGAACCGGAGATCAACGGTAACGAGGTGCGTAACCCGGTTACAAACCCGGTTAGTAACCCACCTCGTAACCCTGCCCCCGACCCGACCCGACCCGACCTAAGTACTTCTCCTAACGGAGAAGTACCCCCCTCACTTCGTTCGGGGGGTACGCGCGCGAAGCCCACCCCCAAGCCGAAGAAGACCGCGACCCCCATCCCAGACGACTTCACACCGACCCCCGAGATGATCGCCTGGGCGAGGGAGAACACCCCCAACGTCGGCCGCACCGAGACCGACGACTTCATCGACTACTGGCGCAGCAAGGGCGGCAAGGAAGCCGAGAAGGCCGACTGGCCCGCGACTTGGCGTCGGTGGATGCGCCGCTGCCAGAAGGAGTTCGAGCAGCGACGGCCGCCTCGGGTTGTCGGTGCCCAGCGGTCCACTACCTCCGAACGCGTCGCCGGATGGGACGCACTGCTGTCCGACAACGCCCGACTCCCCGCCACCGGCACCGACGGCCCGGCGCTCTACCCCGTCCCCACAGAGCCACGAGCCCTCCCGAAAGGTGAAACCCCGTGACCGTCCACGAGCAGCACGACCCGATGAGCCGCGACGAGGTCGTGCTGCTGCTGCGCACCATCGCCCACTACGACAACCGCCCGCCCTCGGTCGAAACCACCGACGCGTGGCTGATGTCCGCTCAGCTCGCGGGCTGGAAGCTCGCCGAGGCGGTGGCCGCGGTGCACCACCACTTCGCGTTCTCCACCGACTACCTCAAGCCGGGCCACATCACGGCCCTGATCCAGCAGGCCCGGCAGAAGCCGCGCATCCCGTTGGAGGCGCGCACCGTGGCGCAGGCCCTCCCCGCGCCCGAGCAGCCGCCCGCGGAGCCGGAGCGGGTGCGGTCGATCGTGGAGCAGCTGGCGAACCGGCTGGGCTGGGAACGCACCAAGCGCCCCGACCCGGCGACGTCGCCGGTGGAGTGCCCGGTGTGCCAGGCGCTCCCCGGCAAGCCGTGCGTGCGCCGCCAGCACCGCGGCCCCCACAAGGGCCGGTACGTGCCCCTGGCCAAGCCGCACCCGTCGCGTGTGGAACTGGAGCGGGGGACCACGTCGTGAGCCCGACCCGCTACGGCGACCCCGACCCGGAACCAGTCGAGGAGGCGGAGCACCACTGCCGCAACGGCTGGATCGACCGGGACGCCGACCAGCCGGTGCCGTGCCTGCTGTGCAAACCCCACCTCGACCCCGCCAAGCGCGTCCGCCTCGGCGAGTAGGCCACCCGCGCAGGACCCCGCCGTTTTGCCGCCCAGCGCCCACCAGGACGCGAGAGGAGACCAGCCCATGAGCTTGTCCAGCCAACTCGGTTCCTACGACCACCGTCCCCAGCGTGGCCTGTGCTGGATGGACGCCCGCCACGTCGTGCCCGAGGACCGCCAGGGCCGTATCCCCGAGCTGTGCTCAGACGCCTGCCACGCCCGCTGGGTCGCGCTCTACAGCCTCGACGGCGCGGTCACCCACGTGGTCACCCCGACCGGCTGGGCGCCCATCACCGCCACACCTCCGGGGGTGGTGGCCAGGCCGATCACCGAGATCCCGCCGGAGACACCGACGTCGGAGGTCGACCCGGTGCCGCCGCCGCGGCCGGTCCCTGGCTCGTGGCTGCCCTTCCGGGGTCGGGTGTCGTAGCCCGCTCTCGTGTTTCGTGGCGTAGCTGTGCGCCGCTTGTGTGTCGTGGCGGGCTGGCCTTCTTTGCCGAGGTCAGCCCGCCTTCTGCTTGGAATCAGGGGGGTTTGAAAGCCAACTGGGGTGCCGCACAGGGTTGTGATTAGACGAGATTAGACGTAGATTGGACGCACGCGAACGCCACTCCGTCCCTCGGGAGTCCTCATGACCAACACCCACCCCGCCCCCCAACCGCCCGCCACCACGTTCTTGATCGACAACGGCGGCCACGTCTGGCGCGACCTCGGCAACGACCTGCTCGTCATCCACGAGTTCGACGGCGCCCCCGTCCCGGACGGCGCGATGCCGCGGCGGCGCGAGTTCGTCGCCCGCGTCTGGGGCCCGCTGACCCCGCGCACCGAGGCGGGTGCGTGATGCCGGAGAAGCCGAAGACCCTGCGCGGCTACGACCAGCCGATCCAGGACGCGCACGCCCGCGTCTTTGCCGTCCTCCACCGCGACACCCCCACCACCAACACCGAGTGGATCGCCTACTACCGGGACCTGATCGCGGCCCGCGAGGATCTGCGGGACCTGTACGACCAGGCCGGTCGGGTGGCCCGCCCGGTCGGCGGGGCGGTGTGGCACGCGTTCGACGACGCCACCGCTTATCAGGACACCCGCATCCAGGACGCGCAGGTGCGCATCAACCGCCTGCTGCGCACCCAGCCCAAGGAGTCGTGATGGCCAAGCCGACCACCCTCGCCGACTTCGAGGCCGCCCACCAGGCCGCCGCCCGCCGCGTCGCCGAGGTGTCCCACCGCGAGCCCATCACCCCCGCCGAGCGTGTCGCCTGGTGTCGGGACCTGATCGCCGCCTACGAGCAGCTGCGGCAGGTCTACCGCGACGCGGTGCGCGTGATCCCGGTCCGCAGCGACAAGTCCTCGGACGCCGGTCTGCTGTGGAACGCGGTCTGGGACGCGGGCGAGTACTGCGCCTACAAGATCCGCGACGCGCGGGAGTTGCTGGAGTCCATCCAGCGGGCCTTCCCGGAGGAGTCATGACGACCACCGCCTCGCGTCCGGCCCCGCTGGTGGGTCACCGCGCCGCTGTCCTGATCACTGCTGAGCGCTGCTCGAAGCCGGTGTCGCGCCGCCTGGTGCGGGCCCGTGAGAACCGCGACTGGCGGCGCACCGCCCGCGCCGAGTTGGCCGCCCTGCACCTGAGGAGCACCCGATGACGACCACGACCACGACCAGCGTGTACTTCGAGCAGATCCACGACGACGGGGCGACCGGTGTCATCGGCACCGCCAAGGTCCCCACCGGGACGCCCTCCACGATGCTGCTCAACGCCCGCTGCCAGCTGGCGGAGCTGCTGCGGGAGAAGTTCTTCGCCCAGCCGGGCCGGTTCCGGTACACGGTGGGCGCTCCGGGGGCCTACGAGTCGCGGGTGGAGTCGTGGGACGGCCACACGCTGGTGTGGTGCGAGCACGTGTCGGGTGAGGGCTACTGCGGCGGTTTCGGCTGCGCGGGTGGCACGGACCCGGACCCGCTCCCGACCTTGGTGCGCGCGGATGACGCGCTGCTGACCCGCTTGGGCGGCAGGGACTCCGCCCGGCCCGAGTTGGGGGACGACGCGTTGGCGGAGCTGCTGCTGGCGTGGCGGCGTGAGATCGACGCCCGCCCGGTGGGTGAGCTGCTGGACACCGACACGGCGCTGGCCCTGGTGTCTCCCGAGGAGGACACCGGCGGGTTGGGGGTCTTCCGGGGGATCGCGGTCGGGCTGCTGCTGACCGCCGCCCTGGTGCTGCTGGTCGCCCTGGGGTGGTGGGCGTGGTGACCGTCTACGACCTGGCCCCGTTCGCCGAGGACGGCGTCCGCCCCGACAGCCCCACCCAGCAGTGGCGCTTCCCCATCATCAGCCACCCCTACCCGCGCTGGAACTACATCACCGCCCTCGTCGTCCACGACCACGAAGCGCTGTGGACCGCCGTGATGCCCAGCGACGCCGAACTCGCCGTGGTCGCCTCGTTCCACGACGAGTACATGACCCGCTGGTACAACCCCGGCTACCGCGCCCGCATGGCCGACAAGTACCCCTTCGACGTGGACGGCGGCGCGAACGGCCGCTACCTGCTCAAGGTCGCCGACGGCAACTGGAAGTACCGCAAGCGCACCTGGGACCACGGGCCGTGGCCGTTCCGCGACGACGAGCCGATGGACCTGCTGCCGCTGCTGGACCGCATCCACACCATCGGCGGCGAGCCCATGCCGCACTGGACGGAGTGGAAGTCCCGGCACGCCGACGTGTTTGCGGCGGTGACCCGGTGACCGGGCAGGCCCGGCGCGGGGACGTCGTCCGCGTCCACCCCCACACCATCCGCGACGGCCGCGACCTCGGCGGCACCCTCCTCACCACCACCACGGACGGCGACCGCGAGGCGGACTTCACCGAGTACACCGGCGGCCCCGTCATCCACCTGCCCCTGGCTGCTGTGGACCTCGTGTTCCACCAGGGGGCGTGATGGGCCGCAAGAACCGCCGCCACCCGCGAGAGCGTCTGCTACCGGCAGTGCGGCTACACCGCCCCCACCGAACTGCTCGACCGCCACGAGCGCGAGGACCACGCCCCGTGCGACGTGTGCGGCCAGACGCCCCACCACCCCTACCCGGTCGCCCACCTGGACAGCTGCACGCGCCTGGCCGAGATCCGGGCGTTCGAGGCCGCGTGGACCCCGGCGGAGCCGCCCCTGGCCGTCGAAGACCCCCGATGACCGACTCCACCGAGCGTCGGGTGGCCGTGCCGCACAGCGCGGCCACCCGCGCCGTGACCGCGCTGGTGTCGTCGTCCTTCCCCGGCGGCGACACACCCCACCCCCAGACCTCTGCCGCTGCCGCGGCGTAAGGAGCCGACATGACCAGCACGATCCAGCGGGAGCTGAGCGAGCAGGCCCCTCTGCGCGCCGCCCGCATCCCCCTCACCAAGATCCGCGTTCACCCCCGCAACCTGCGCACCGACCTCGGTGACCTCACCGACCTGGCCGCGTCCCTGGCCGAGGACGGCCAGCACCAGCCCGCCAACGTGCACCGCAAGGGCGACTACTTCGAGTTGCTGGACGGGCACCGCCGCTACGGGGCGTCGATCATCGCCCGGCGGCGCACGTTGGACTGCATCGTCGTGCCCACCCGCAGCGACGCCGACGCGATCCAGGGCATGTTGGCGACCGCGCTGCACGCCCGCCAGCTCGACCCGACCGAACGCGCTCGCGGGGTGAACGCCCTCGTTGACGAGTTCGGGTTGAGCGTGTCCGAGGTGGCGTCGCGGCTGGGTGTGAGCGCGGCGACGGTGTACCGGTGGCGCACCGCCAGCGAGGAGGAGCCGGTCGAGGAGGCCGCTCCGGAGCGGCCGGTGGGGTGCGTGCGGCCGAAGCGTGCGCCGCGCGTGGTGGCCGTCAGCAAGGTCGCTGACCTGGCTGCCCGGTGGGCCGACCGGTGCGCGGGCGGGTTGTCCGCTGTGGAGGCGGAGGCGTTGCTGGCTGAGGTGCGCGCGCTGGCTACTGGGGGTGCGCGGTGACCGCCCGCCCCACCGACACCCCGACCGCTGTGCTGTGCGGCAGCGTGACCCGTGCCGTGGCAGCGTTGGACGCCGCCGAGCGGCACTACCTGGCGCAGGGCTACACCGTGCACAAGCCCGTCGCCGATCCGAGCAGGTCGCCCGAGGAGCACGCGGAGCGCTGGTACGCGCTGATCGACACCGCTGACGTGGTCGTGGCCTGTCGACACATCGGCGCGCAGTTCGGCTCACAGACCCAAGCCGAGGTCGGGTACGCGACCTCGCGGGGGAAGGAAGTCCTGTTCTACCGCCACGGCCTGCGTGAGGAGCGTGCATCGTGACGCCCCCTGAGCAGCCCGAGGTGCGTCTCAGCCCTGACGGTCGTCTGATCGCCTACTGCCGGTCGCAGAAGCACGGTCTGTGGCGCAAGTCCGACGGCTATGACTGCGAGGCCGAGGACGTGGCCGGCTGGACGCTGCTGGTGCCTGCCGTGTCGCCCGCCCCCGACACCGACCTGCGCGAGCAGATCGAGATGCGGCTGGCCTGGACGCCCTACCGGGACGTCGAACACGCTCGCAGCGAGGTCGTTGACGCCGTGCTGCCGCTGCTGGCCGAGCGGGACGCCGAGATCCAGCGGCTCACGGAGCGCGTCGCCGAGCAGCACGACATCAACCAGGGCTGGGCGCGGTACGGCGAGCGGGTCAAGGCCGACCGGGCGCGGTACGGCGACATGCTGATCGACGCCCTCGGCATTACCGAGCGGGTCGGGCGGTGGTTCGAGCATCTGGTGCCGCAGGCGTGCGCGGAGATCGCCCGGCTGCGCGCCGAGCGGGACGAGGCGCGCGCCGAGGTGGAGCGGCTGCACCTGGAGGTCCAGGCCCACCAGGTCAGCGAGGGCTACGAGCGCGGCCACGAGCACGGGGTGCAGGCCGGGCTGGCTGCTGCGGCCCGGTCCGCCCCCGCTGCGGACCCGGCACCCGTAGCGGAAAGGCAGTGGGGCGTCCGGATCGACGGCAGCAGCGTGCAGCGCTTCGACACCGAGGCGGAAGCCCGGTCGTGGATGGAGTGGACCGCGCCGCGCGCCGACCAGAGCGTGTTCGAGGTCGTGACCCGCATGACGACGCCATGGCAGGCCGCCGTGTCGGTGGCCCCGGCGGAGCCGTCCGAGCTGGAGGAGTACGCCGCCACGCTCGTCCTCGACCACGCCCGCCACATCACAGACCAGGCGGTGCGCGAGATGGCCCCGGAGCACCTCGGCCGCGAGATCACCGACGAGGAGGCCAAAGCCGTCCACGACCTGGTGGCCACGGCTGACCTGACCGTGGAGTGGAGCAGGCCCGCTGTCACCCACCCCAAACCCACCCCAAACACCCCGCCCGCCGACCTCGCCGGACTGGCCGCACGCGACCACCTCACCGCCTGCACCGGGCACGGCTGCTGCGACGACTACAACGACGACCTCATCCCCGGACAACCCGACATCAAGGAGCCGTGATGCAGCCCTACCTCGTTGGCGCTGGAGTCGCTATCGGCATCGGCTACTTGCTCTGCCTTGTCGCCGACCGGGAAATCCGGGAAGCGACCATCAAGACCCTGTGGATGCTCGCGGTCGGCCCGTTCTACCTGACCGCGACACTGCTGGTGTGGGCTTGGGCCAGAGTCCCCGGCCACAACCGGGTGACGTGGTTCCGAGGTCGGAAGCTCACCGTGGATGGCCTGTACCGGTTTGCTCACCGCGCCCGTTCCGACTGGCAGGGCGGCGGGGCGTGGGTCGTCACGTGGCGCAAGGGCGCGGTTGTCGTGCTCCGCGCGCAGAAGCCGCCCGCCGTCGAGGACGCCGCCGACCAGCACCGCGCCGACACCCTCCGCCCCACCACCGAGAGGACCCACCCGTGACCAGCCAGCCCGAGCAGGGCCCGGTCGGGTGGCTCGTCGCCCGCCTCCTCGACGGGGAGTTCACGGACGCCACCGCCTACACCACCCTGCCCGCCGCCCACGCCCACCACGAATCCACCCCCGACGGCGAGGGGTGGGGCCTGTACGAATTCCGCGAGGTGACCCCATGACCACCAACCCCACCCCCGCATGGTCGCTGGCCGACCTGCCCGACACCGCCGCCAGCATCGTCACCAACCTGCGCGCCCACGGCTTCGACGCCGAACACGGCCAGATGCGCCAGGTGCTCAACCTCGCCGAAGAGGTCGGCGAGTTCGTCGGCGCCTACCGCCGCTGGGCCGGACACGCCCGCCGCACGGGCACCGCCGAGGAGATGCACGCCGAGCTGGCCGACGTGGTCATCACCGCGTTCGTCACCGCGCAGGAACTCGGCGTGGACCTGGAAGCGCTCATCGGCCAGAAGCTGGCCGTGGTGTTCAGCCGCGGCTGGCGGGAGGTATCCGCGTGACCACCGTGATCGGCCTCGACCTGTCCCTCACCGCCACCGGCATCGCCTACCCCGACGGCACCACCCGCACCATCAAAACCCGGCCCGCCGACGGCGACCGGCGCCTGCTCCACATCCAGGCCGCCATCGCCGACGCCCTCACCCCCACCACCACGCTCGCGGTGCTGGAGGACCTGCCCACCCACGCCCACTCCGCCGGGATCACCGGCATGGTCCACGGCGCGGTGCGGGCGCTGCTGCTCGACCAGCAGGTGCCCTACGCGCTGGTCGCCCCGGCCACGCTCAAGGCGTACGCCACCGGCAAGGGCAGCGGGGACAAGACGGCGATGGCGTTGGCGGCGTTCAAGCGCGCCGGGGTGGAGTTCGGCGACGACAACCAGTGCGACGCCTGGTGGCTGCGCGCCGCGGGCCTGGACAGGTTGGGGGTGGCGTTGTTCCCGCTTCCCGCCGACCAGCGGGCGCGGCTGGACAAGGCCCGCTGGCCCGAGCTCACGGTGGCGGTGACGTCGTGAGCCGCGGGTCGGACGAGCTGTTCCGCGGCGGGGTCACCGCCACCGTGTGGACCAGCGACGCCGAACAAGCCTTCCGGCAGCGGGAACGCCACCGCGCCACCCGCGCCGTCGCCGCCCTCGCCCGCGACGCCGACGACTGCGCCTTGCTGCTCGACGCCCTCGGCCTCGACCCCGCCGAAGGCAAAACCCACCCCCAGTAGCCGTGGTGGGCCCGCCCGAGCCGCCAAGCACAGCGGGCCCACCACCACCCCCGACCGATCCCGCGACCGTCAGGAGTGATCCCATGCTGCACCACCAGTACCCGCGCCACGCACCCACGTCCCCGAGCTCCTCCGGCACCGACTGGCGTCACCGTGCCGCCTGCCGCGACGAAGACCCCGAGCTGCATTTCCCGGTCGGTTCGTCGGGTCCGGCGCTGCTGCAGATCGAGGACGCCAAGACCGTATGCCGCCGCTGCCCCGTCACCGCCGACTGCCTCGCGTGGGCGCTGGAGAGCGGTCAGGACCACGGGGTGTGGGGTGGCCTGTCGGAGGGTGAGCGCCGCGCGTTGAAGCGCCACCAGGCCCGCACGGCGCAGCCCGCCACGGAGGCGTCATGACGACCACGGGACTCACCGCCTGCCTGGTGTTCGCCGCCCTGCTGGTCGCCCACCACCTCGGCGACCACTGGATCCAAACCCACCACCAGGCCATCACCAAAGGCCAACGCACCCGCGCCGGGCAGTGGGCGTGCGCCCGGCACGTCGCCACCTACACCCTCGCCACCACGGGCGCGGTGCTGCTCGTCACCGCCCTGCCCCTGGGCGCCGACGTCAGCGGATGGGGGTTGCTGGCCGGGCAAGCCTGGTCGGCGGTCACGCACTACGTGATCGACCGACGCTGGACCCTGGCCCTGCTCGCCGACCTGGTGGGCAAACGCGCCTACCACGACCTCGGGGAAACGCGCGGCTACCGGGTGCACGCCTACGCCACCCGACCCACCGGGGTGGGGGCGCGGCACGCCCTGGTCGAGCCCGAGCTGGTGCAGCTCGACAACCCGCCCGCAACGACCGGCGCCACCAGCCTGGATCAGGCCGCGCACTGGGCGATGCTCGGGGTGGCGGCGTTGTGGACGGCGCTGCTGTGACCGCGGGTAGGGTCCGGCCCATGACCGCACCAGCCCTGCAGAAGCCGTGGGAGCCGATCCGCAACCCCGACCAGCTCGACCACACCGGCAAGGTATTCGTCGAGGCCGGGGCTCCTGGGGCGGTGCGGGTGGGCGGCCGGTGGCACGTCCTGGCCGACGGGCGGGTGCTGCACGAGACCCCGGCGGGCACGTGGCAGCCGTCGGTGCACACCGCCGAGCAGCTGGCAGACCCGACGCGGTTCACCCCCGCCACCGCCTGACCCCGAACACGTCTGTGCCCCCGTCGACTTCGCCACGACGGGGGCACAGCACTGCATGGGGTCAGTTGGCGTAGGCGATCTTCTGGCCGCGGGCCTTGGCGGCGTCGCTCCAGCCGGTGAACCCCATGGCCTTGGCGCGCTGGGTCATCGCCTCGACCTCGGGCCATACCCGCTCCCACAGGGCGTCGGCGCGCTCCCGGCGCTGGCGCAGCACCTCGTCGTCGTCGCCGGGCTGCACCTCGGGGTGGCCTTCGTTGGCCATGAGGTAGGCGGCGTGGTTCATGGCGCTGACCGCGCGTCCGTCGCCGATGGAGAGGCTGTAGTCGAACTCGGGGGCGGTCATGCCGCTGGTGGTGCGGGCGCGGGCGCGTAGGACGGCGGCGGTGTCGATCACGGGGTGCTCCTTGAGGACGGCTTCGATGGTGTTGCGCGAGACGCCGGTGAGTTGGTGGATGCGGTGCTTGGTGAGTCCGGCTTGGAGGGCTTGGAGGATGCGGGCGTCGCGGTCGCGGGTGATGCGCTGCCACTCCAGGAGGTTGTGTTCGGCGTGCTCGGTGCTGGTCATGCACCCACCCTAGTTGCAATGTTTTGAACAGTCAAGCTTGATTGTTCAGCAGTGACCATGTACTGTTTTGAACAACAGGCCGGAGCGAGGAGGACACCATGACCGCCACCACCCCCGACATCACCACCCACATCCGCTGCCTCGCCGCAGACGGCCACCCCCACAGCCTCACCACCCTCCGCCACCAGCTCGCCGCCTACCCCCGCCACCTCGTCGACGCCGCCCTGCGCACCCTGGCCAGCCAGGACGACGTGCAGCTGCGCTCCCAGGAAGACCAGAAGCGGCTGACCGAGGACGACCGGCGGGCAGCCCTGATGCTGGGCGGCACCCCCCGCCACCTCCTCCACATCACCTGACCCCGCACAGCACGAGGGCCCCGCACCAACCCGGTACGGGGCCCTCAACGCGTCCCAAGGTCAGGTCGTGTCCGGCCGCACCACACCCCGCACCGGCTCACCCGGCTGCGGGTACAGCAGCGCCAACAGCACCTCGTCCGGCACCTCCACCACCACCGCCACGCACGCCGCGGTGCCCTTGCTCTCCTCCGCCACGGTGTCCCGCCAACCCTGCGGGTTCGCGGCCACCATGCCCGCGTCCCACGCGTCCACCAGCTGCGGAACTTCCGGAGCCACCGGGTCGGTGACGATGATCGCGTGGAACTTCACCTCGCCACCGCCTCAGCGGGCTTGAGGACACGCGGCAGGTGGACGTGCAGGTGCTCGACCATCACCGGCCAGCCGTCCGCGCTCAGCACGGCGGCCAGTTCCTCGGCGATCGCCACCGACCGGTGGCGGCCCCCGGCGCAGCCCACCGCGACCCGCCGCGGCCGGTCCGCGGGCCATCCGGCGATGTCGGCGGCCAGGTCGTCCAGCAGATCACGCACGCCGGGGGTGGTCAGCACCGCGTCGCGCACCCGCGGGTCGTGGCCGGTGAGGTCGAGCAGGCCCGTCACGCGGGCGGGGTCGCGGAAGCGGTCGCGTACGTCCTCGACGCGCTCGGCGTCGGGGGCAGGGCTGTGCAGGTAGCCGAACGAGATGATCCGGATCGGGTTGGGTGTCGGGTTGGGTGTCGTCATGGGGTCAGCCTCTCGACTCGCGGGGAGGTGTTGCCTAGGTGTGTGGACCGGATGTGGAACCGACGTGGGCGGAACTAGGTGACGGCGCCGTACGCCAGCGCCACCGCCACCACCACGAACGCGGGGAACACCACCACCTGCTCCACCACACCGCCCGTGCGGAACCTCAACGGCCGCGGCGGGCGGATCTCGTACCACGTCTCCCCGGCGATGGGCAGCGGCCACAGGAACGGGCACCCGGACAGGGTGAGGGCGTCGCCGAGGCAGTGCACCAGGCACCCGGTACCCGCCGCGATCCCCAGCCACAGCCCGGTACCCGCCAGCGCCTCGACCGGGTACCCGGGTACCCACCAGGCGGTACCCGCGATGCCCGCGACGACGAGTACCCAGTCCCCGAGGGCGTCGGCGGCGAGTACCACGCCGAGCAGGCAGGTACCCGCCGCGAACCAGGTACCGAGCCCCCAGGTACCCAGTGCGATGCAGGTACCCGTGAGCACGGCGAAGGCGAGGGTGTGGGTGGCGTGCCGGTGCTCTCCGGTGTGCGGTTCGTCTCGCGGTCCTTTGGTGCGGGCGTAGAGCCACCGACTGGCGGCCCGTAAGACGCGGGAGAGCAGTCCGGTGACCGGGCCGAGGAGTCGGCTGGCGCGGGCGCGGGGGTGGTCCAGGTCCGGGAGCAGCGCGAACCCGGCGGTGACCACGGCGACCAGCGCGCCTTGGGCGGTGGTGTCGGCGGCGGGGGCGAGGGCGAGTCCGGCGCACAGGCCGGTGAGGGCGTGGGTGCGTCCCATCATGCGGGGTCTCCAAGGGGGTCGGGTACCTGGGTACCGGGGCGGGTGCTGGGGGAGGTACCTGGGCGGGTACCGGGCTGGCGCGGGTACCGGGTACCTGGCCGGGTACTCGGGCCGGGTACTTCGCCGGGTACCGGGTCGGGTACCTGCCGTAGGTACCGTCCGGGTACCTGTCCGGGTACCGGCTCGGCGAGGTACCCAGGTACCTCACCCACCGGCCCGCCGGGTACCAGCTCGGGTACCGGGTACCGGTCAGTGCCACAGCCGCGAGCGGGTACCCGCGCAGTACGGGCACAGCAGCCGGGTACCGGCGTTGCACCAGCCCCGCCACCGCAAGTCCCCCATCCCCACCCGCGGGTCCCGCGCGTCGAAGTCCCCGCGGGTGGGGCAGTGCTCGGTACCGCACTCCACGTGCACCCGCTCCAGCGGGTACCGGCCGTGGTTGTGGGCCGGGCACAGCAGCAGGTACCCGTCCGAGCCCCACCCGGCGCCGTGCAACTCGTTCACGTCGGCCTCGCTGGTGCGGTACCGGATGTGCGCGGTCGGTACCCGCTCGGGGTGGTCGTGGCCGCAGCGGGCCAGCACGTAGTCGACCTCGCGCACCTCGTCTCCGAGGGGCCCGGCGGCGGGGTTGGGGCGGTGGTCGCGGTTGCGGTAGTACCAGATGCCGCCTGCCACGAGCAGGAGGACGAGCCACAGGGCCGAGGGGTCACTGTTCTGCACGGGTCAGCTCCGATCGTGACAGTGGGTAGCGGGTCGGGGAAGAGTGATGCGGGCCGGGGTGCATGGTGTGCATGGGGGCGGGCCGGTCACAGCACTCAAGGCCCTGACCTGCGGAAACGTACCGCACGGGGATGTGCATGGGGTACCCCTTGCACACCATGCAGCCCATGCACTTCCGCAGGTCAGAGGGCATGCAAGGGGGTCTCGACCCTTGCACAGGTGTGCAAGGGTGTGGTGATCGGGATGCATGGGGGTGTGCAAGGGGTCGGGGCGCAGCGGCAGGCCCTGCCCGGTGTCCCGAACAGGGCCTTGTGTCACCGTCAGTGACGGCGGGGTCATTGCAGCAACGCCCGGATCTGCCCGGCCGTGGTCGACATGCCCGCCGCCCGCTTGCGGCCCGGCAACACGATGTCCTGCGCGGCCAGCGCGGTCACCAGCTCGGCGGCGGCCACCTTCACCTCGGCGGTCTCGGCGTCCACGCTCACCCGCCCCAAGCGCCGCGCCAAATCGCCCATGGTCAGCCACTCGCCGTCGGGCACCTCGGTCAGCGCGTCGAGCAACTCGGCGGCCAGGCCGGTCGGTGCCGGGGTGGCCGCGCCGTCGCGGACCGGCGCGGGCCATGCGATGCCTCCTGTCGCAGGCGACATGGCACGGGCCGGTGCTGGGGCCGCAGCGGTGGACATCGGCTGGGGCGCTCCGGTGCCGCTCATCAGGCGCGCCAGGCGCTCGCGGGCGGCCTGCTGCGACTGCCGCGCCGCGTCCTCACCCTGCTGCGGCAGGCAGCGCCGCGCCGCCGCCGTGGTCGGCGCCCACGACCGGGCGCGCGGCAGGCTGGCGAACAGGTCCTCCGCGTACGGCGCCGGGTGGTCGCGGGCGTCCTCGCGGCGCGGCATGAAGTCCAGCTGCGACTCCATCTGCCGCGACGTGGCGCCGCACATCAACGCCCGGCCCGCGGTGCGGGGCAGCAGCTTCGGGCTGTAGGGCAGACCGGGGATCAGGGTGGCCCCGGCGTTGGCGTTGACCCGCATGGCCAGGAAGTTCCTGGTCGACAGGCTGGACCGCAGGAGTTCGGAGCCGCCGAAGATGGCCTGCTCGGGGATCTGGGAGGCGGCGACGATGCCCATGTTGAGTTTGTTCATGCGCTTGGCCAGCTCGCCGTAGCGCATCCCCAGCCGGGTGGAGGTGGAGCCGGGCACGAGTTGCCGGAATGCCTGGTCGCACTCATCGACGAACGCCATGATCCCCGGCGGCACCACGCCACCGCAGGGACAGTGCGGGTCGGGGTACTCCCCGTCGGGCAGGCACGGAGCGCTCGTCCACGGGGTGATCTTGCCCAGGTTGTGGGCGCCCATCCACGACTCGCGCAGGTCGGCCTCGGCCTCCAGCCACTCCAGGTAGGCCAGTGTGTGCTCCGCGCCGAGCACCGGGAAGTCGGCGTGCTGCGCCAACACCGGGGAGGAAGCGCCGCGCTGCGGGTCGAGGAACCCGATCAGGTAGCCCAGCTGGCGGGCCCGGTACGCCAGGCCGTCGAACAGCGAACTCTTGCCCATGCGGGTACCGGCCAGCACGAACCCCGAGTGCGCGCCGGAGGCGTCGGCGAAGTCCCACCACGTCGGGTCGCCGGTGTCGATGTAGGCGCCGATGCGCACCGAACCGGGGTTGTCCGGCGAGCACACCAACTCGGGGGTGACACGCGCGCCGCGGGCGGCCTTGTTGGCCAGGTGGATGATCTGCATCCGCAGCTGGGCGCGGTCGGCCAGCAGCGCAGCGGGCTGGTCGAACACCACGTCCTGGTCGAAGCCCAACCGCAGGGCGCTGGGGATCTTCTCCCGTGCTGCTTGGGCCGCGCTCAGGGTGGTGCCCTTGGGGCCCGGTTCGACCACGAACGAGAAGCGGCCCTCGGCGTGCTGCTGCCCGTCCCAGACGATGCGGGTGTCGGGCAGGTGCTGGGTGGACACGCCGACGCGCCACCGCTCGATCAGCGCCGCGACCTCCTCGGGCAGCGCCGCCGCGACGGGGACGGGGTCGACCACCTCGGCGTCGATGACCTCTGCCCCTGGGCCCTCCGCGGCCACAGCGGTTCCCGCCGAGGACTCCTCGGCGGCCTCCTCGGCGGGGGCGTGGGCCAGCAGCTCCCGGCGGACCGCCCGCAGCTGCCGCCACGCCTTCATCCGCTGCAGCTGCCACCGCCCGGCGGTGGCCACGGCGGCGACGATGTAGCCGCCCACGATCAGCGGGTGCCCGCCGAACAACGCCAACGCCGCACCGGAGGTAGCGGAACCGAGGAGCAGGTGCTTGAGCGCCAGCGTCGAGCTACCGCCCTGGGGGCCGGGCTGGGTGGGCAGCGCCTGCGCGGTGCCGGTGCGCACCGCCGCGCCGACCAGCACCCCGGTGGCCAGGGCGGAGACCAGCGCGCCACCGCCGACCCCGACCAGCAGCATCTCCGGGCCGCCCACGGCGAGCGCGTCCAGCATCTGCCCGTGCAGCCCGGTCCCGGCCCACACCGTCACCGACCCGGCGGTGGGCGGCAGCAGCGCGAGCTTGCGCTCACGCCGCAGCTGCCGCTCCACTCGCGTCAGGTCGCCGCCGTAGGGCTGCAGGGCGGTTCCGGGCTGCGCGGACATCACAGGGCTCCTTCCGGGTTAGAGGTTGGTGACGGACTCGCGGTCGCCCGCGCCGACGTTGGCGGCGTAGGCCTCGGCGACGGCCTTGGCCTGCTCCAGCGCTTCGAGCATCTCGGTGAACGCGCCGCGAGCGGTGGCCAGCGCTTCCTGCCCGCGCTCCAGCCCGGCGGTCTTCTCGCCGAACCAGCCGCGGCTCTGCATGTCGGCCAGGGTCACCTCGCAGGCGTCGAAGCCCTGCTGGCAGGCGTCGTGCATCCCCTGGGCGAACTGGATGTAGGCACCGAGGCCGCCCTCGCCGACGGTGACGGCGGTGGTACCGGACTCCAACTCGGGACTGGTCATGATTCGTCCTTCCTGATGAACGTGAAAAACACGGTGGGCGGGACATTCGCGGCCGGACGCCCCGGAGGCAGAGCGGGCCCTGCGGGCGGGACGGGGCGGTCGGTGCGCTGCGCGGTGGCCCGCACCGGGCCACCCGGCTCACCCTCGACGGGCCAGCGCGTCCACTCCGAGCGGCGCACCAAGGCGGCGTTCGCGGCACCGATCGCGTCGACCACCACCAGCCGCACCCACACCAGCAGCAGCGCCACCCCCGCCACCGCCAACTGCCCGGCGGCAGCGCGCAGGGCCTGCCCGTCGGAGGTCCGCGCCTCCGACGGCTTGGGGCGGTTGCGCAGGCGGGCGGCGATAGCGCGCGCCCACCGGCCGACCAACCCGGCCAGGCGTGGGGACCGGTGGGCCGCCCGGTCGGCGCCCCCGGCGAGCCGGTCGGCTCCCCACGCCAGGCCGCGGCGGGCGATGGTGGCGGTGTCGACGGCGGCGCGGGAGACCATGAACCAGGCGACCAGCAGGCAGAACAGGACCAGTTCCATGTCAGGCTCCGAAGAACGTCGCGAGGGGCCCGCCGACCCAGGCCAGCAGGTCCAGGGCCTCACCGCGCAGCATCGCGATCACCCCGCCGGTGGGCACGCCCAGCAGCAGCGCGGTCACGATCGCCATGTAGGGGGTGTGGCCCCGCACCCCACCCGCGCCCCCGCCGCCGCGGCCGGTCCGGGTCGAGCGGCCCTTCTTCAGCGGTGCTTCCAGCAGCACCACGTAGAACAGGACCACCCCGGCCAGGCCGCAGATCGCGTTGGCCCCGAGGCTGACGTGGGAGCCACCGGCCTGCCCGGCCTGGCGCAGCAGGTTGTGCACCTCGGTCATGGCGCCGCCGGAGATGCCCAGCACGCCCCAGAACCACATCCAGGTGACGGCCTTGGGGGACTTCTTCTTCCACATGAGCACTGCGCCCAGGGCGATGAGGAGCGCGCTGAGCAGGCTGAGCTGGATGTTCATGGCAGGTCCTTTCGCCCTGGTCTACTGGTTGACGGCGGCCGACTGGGCGGCCACGTAGCGGTTCTTGAACTCGGTGACCTTGCGCTTCCAGTGCTCGGCGCCCATGAAGTCGGCGATCTCGCGGCCGGTGACCTTCGACGGGTCGCCGCCGCGCTCATCGGCGAGCTGCGCGTACCGCTGGTAGGCGCGCTCCTTCTGGGACGTCTCGCCTGCGGCGCGGATGGGGGTGACGTTGCTGGGCGCGGTCACCGGGACAGCCGGGGCGGGGGCGGGCAGTGGCTTGGGCTCGGGCTTCGCAGGGGCGACCGGAGTCGTGGGAGCGGTGACAGCGGGGGCGGGCTTCGGCGGAGCCACCGAGGGCTTCGGCGCGGTGACCCGCTCAGCGGTGGCGTGGACCGGCGGCACTGGCCGGGACGGCACCGGAGCGGCGGGCTTCGGCGCCGGGGCCGTGACCGGAGGGCGAGCGGCAGCCGGACGGCGGGCCGCCAGGTACGACATCAGCACCTCGGCGAAAGCGTGCACCAGCACCGCCACGAACACCGGGGCCGCGATCGACAGCAGCACCACCACCCACTGCCAGTCCTCCGGCAGCCGCGCCCCCACCAACTCCGGCGGGAAGTCCGCCGAGTGGCTGCCGTCGGCGCGTTCGATGTTGTGCCCGGCGAGGTTGCCGACGATGGACAGCGCGGTGGACGCGGAGAGCAGGCCCAGGCCGAACCGCCACGCGGTGCCGCGCAGCACCATCATCATCAGCGCCCCGGCCCCGGCGGCGAGGTCGATCAGCACCGGCCCCAGCCACGCGGTGCCCGCGCTCCACCCGGCGAGGAGCATGACCGGGTGCAGCATCTGGAACGACAGGACGAACGCGCAGGCGGCCAGCGGGATCAGGATCACCGCCATGGTGATCACGGTCCACAGCTCGGGCGGGCGGGGGGCGGTGTGCTGCTGCACGGCTACGTCTCCAGATCGGTGGGTCAGGTCGGGATGGAGGTGGGGTGGATGCCGTCGGGCCAGGGGGCCTGCTCGATCAGCTGCCCGGACCGGTCGCACCACTCCTGCGCGGCGGCCCACGCCTCGGGGGTGTCGGGCCGCACGTTGAACGCGCGGTTGTGCTGGTCGCAGGCGGTTTCGGTGAAGCCCCAGTCCCCGACCACGGCCGGGTCCTGCTGTTCCTGCTGCTCGGGGGTGTCGGTTCCGGCGATGGCGGCGATGAGCAGGACACCGCCGAGCAGCCACCCGGCGCCGCTCACTGGGCACCTCGGGGGACTCGGCACACGCGGCAGCGGGGGCCGGTGTTGGCGTTGGTGTGGCAGTGCGGGCAACGCCACGGGCGGGTCGTGGTCATCGGGCACCGCCCGCGAGGTAGTGGGTGACCACGCGCGCGGCCTGCCCCACGTAGCTGGCCTTCGTGGCGGGCCCGCAGTTGTCCCAGTTGCGGCCGTCCATCTCGATGGCGGCGCGGGCGGCGGTCTCCAGGCGGGTGGGGTCGAGCAGGACGCTGCCGGTGAGCAGCCACTCGGCGAGGCGCATGGTCTCTTCGGCGGTGGCGTCGGGGTGGAGTTCGGTGGCGCGGCGGAACGCTTCGTGGCGCAGGTCCACGTCGCTGAGGGTGGCGTCGGTGGTGGTGTTGTTCACGGTGTGCTCCTAGGGGGTGGGTGTGGTGGGCGGCGGTGTAGCGGATCACCAGGTGTCTCGGACCACCACGCTGCGGAAGCCTTCGTCGGCGGAGTTGGTGACGTAGACCGTCTGGATCTCCCCGGATTCGATCTTGGATTGGATGCAGTCGCAGAACGGCTCATCGGTGCACCGGGGGCAGAAGCCGTGGTTGTCGAGCGGTGCGCTGCAGCAGGCGCACGTGGCGACCGGCTTGGGGGCGGGCTTGCGGTTGCGTTTGAACACGGGGTGCTCCTCAGGGGTGGGGTGGGTCCGGTCGGGGCGGGGTTGAGGGGTGGTCACCCGCCCCGACCGGGGCTTCAGTGGCCGGAGCCGGGGCAGTTCGGGCCGCAGCGGGCGTTACCGCCGCTGGTTTGCTGGCCGCAGCCGTTGATGCAGTAGCCGTTGCCCTTCGCGCCGGGGATCAGCCGGGGCCTGCGACGCCGTTTGGGGGCGGGCTTGCGAGGCATCAGGCGTTGTCCTTCTGCTGGATTCCGGCGATGACGGCGTGGGCCACGGCCAGCACGGCGGTGATCAGCGCCCGCAGCTCGGGGTCGATGTCGGGGGTCCGGGTGAGCTGGGTGGCGGTGTCGGCGGCGAGGGTCTGGGCGGTGGCGAGGTGCTCGCCGCTGGTGGTGGTGTCGAGTTGGGCGGTCACGGTGTCCTCCGGTGCAGTCGGGGTGATCTGGGGATCAGGTCTGGGTGGTGGGGGCCCGGCCGGAGACGCGGGGGAGGTGGTCTCCGGCCGGGCATGTGGGGTGCCGTGCCGTGTCGGGGGGATCAGCACGACACCCAGGTCAGGGCCGGTGGGTCAGCGGTTCGAGGCGGTGGGCGGCCTGCTGGCAGGCCTTTCGGTACTCGTCGCAGTCCGTGCGCTGGAGGCGGAGCGTGCCGCGGCCGTTGCCGATCCGCAGGGCGGGTAGGCGTCCGTCGCTGATCGCGCGGTAGACCGTGCTCGGGTGCACGTCCAGTTCCTTGGCGAACTCGCCGACCAGGACCAACTCCTCGGTCTCTTCGGTGTGGTTCCCCATCGGCGGTTGGTCTCCGATCTTGTACCGGTTCGGTCGTACTGGTACGAGTCAGAGTAGCAGGAGTTGCAGGAGTTGCAGAGTCGTACTGGTACGTCTGCCCCTACCCTTGGAGGCGTGGCAGGAGACCAAAGCGAAAACCCGCAGGCCAGCGAGCCGCGCTACCAGCAGATCGCCGCCGACCTACGCGCGGCTATCACCCGAGGGGACTACAAGCCAGGGCACGCCCTGCCCACGGTCACCACCCTCAAGGACCACTACGGCGTCTCCCGTCAGACCGTCCAAACCGCCCTCGCGGTCCTCCGCGCCGAGGGTCTGACCGAGAGCCGCTTCGGTGCCGGGACGATCGTCCGTGCCCGCCCGACGGTGCTGCGGGTCTCCAGCAAGCGCCTCTCCCGCGCCGAACGCCAAGCCGGGCGCGGCGCGATGATGAGCGACGCCGCCACGGGCGGGTTCACCGTCACCTCCAGCGTGAGCGTCAGCTTCACCACCGCAGACGCGTCTCTGGCCGAGACGTTGGGTATCAGCGAGGGCGACGAGGTGCTGGTGCGGGATCGGGTCATGTCCGCCGACGGCGTGCGGGTGCAGCTGGCCACCTCGTGGCTGCCGCGCACCATCACCCGCGGTACGCAGATCGAGCAGGAGAACAGCGGCCAGGGCGGCATCTACGCGCGCTTGGAGGACCTCGGGTATCGGTTGGCTCGCGCGGTCGAGTCGGTTCGCGCCCGCCCTGCCACTGCGGAGGAGGCGGAGCGGCTCCAACTCCAGCTCGGTGCACCGGTCGCCGAGGTGGTGCGTGTGGTGTTCACCAGTGAGGACCGGCCGGTGGAGGTCAACCGGATGGTGATGGCCGGGGAGCGGTACGAGCTGGTGTACGAGGTGCCGCTGGACTGATGTGCGGGCCGGGGGCGTTCCGGTCTACAGAGAGTGCATCTGCACGTGCGGGTGTACGCGCATTTCCGTGCGCACACCCCACGCTGCGGCATCGGTTCGGTAACCGGCCCCTGTCGGGTCGAATAGCTCCGGTCATCGGACCTACCCTGCGGCGGACCACCCCCTCTGCCGCCAGGAGGTCGCCGGTGACCAGCCACCCCACGCCCGTCGTGTCCGCAGAACTCAAGACCGCAATCGGCGAGGTCGTCGAGACCATGGCCAGCGAGATCCGCGCCAAAGCCCGCAACGACGCCGCCGACGACCTCGACCAGGCCGGGCACACCTCGGCCGCCGAGTGGCTCCGCGACCACAAGTAGGCGCGCCATGCTCAGCCGCCACCTGCGGGACGCGCTGTCCCCGATCGTCGCCGACCTCGTCCGCCCCCTGATCCGGACTGTCACCCTGCGGTGCAGCCACTACCGCACCACCAACCCCAACCGCGCCTGGATCAGCCTCACCCCCGTGCTGCAAGCCGTCCCCAAGCCCGGCGCGGACACCGTGACCTTCAACGACGGGCCCATCGTCGGCGCGGCCCTCGAAGTCGGCTCGCACGGCTTTGCCATCCACCGGAGGCTCCGATGAACGCCGCTTGGCTGGTGGTCACGACCCTCGCCTACCTCATCGGCCTCACCGTTGAACGCTGGCTCCGATACGGATGGCTCCCGGTCCACAGTGAGCACGAGCCCCTTGACTTCGCCAGCCTCACCATCGCGGGCATCCCCATTGAAGAGCTCGGCCTACCCGACGAGCAGTGGCGCGACCCGGCCTGGCAGCGCGTTGATCTCGACCCGTTCCGCCGCTTCAAGCTGCAGTGGCGCTACGAAGCCTCCCTCGCCGACCGCGTCCGCGCCGACCTGGCCGACCCCCGCCGCTTCTTCCGGGAGACCTCATGAGCACCGATGAGACCGGTCTGCGGTGTCGCCGCGGCGAGCAGTGCGGCGACGCCCGCCGCGAACCCGCCTGGGCCACGGTGCCGGGCGGCCTGTGCCAGTTCGACACCACCACCGTGAAGCGAGCCATCCAGCAACTGCCGCGCGACTACCTCGAACTCGGCCACCTGCTGTCCAAGACCGGCCGCACCACCGACGCCCCCACTGGTGGCACCCGCGAGCTCCCCGTCCCCTTGCGTCTCGGCGTGCTCACCCTGCAGGAAGACCTGGTGTTCGAGGCGGGCCTGTGGGCCAGCGCGGTAGGGGATCACGCCGACGTCGGCTCCCCCGACCGGCGTCTGCGGCGCGCCGTGGAGCTGCTGCTCGCGGACTGGCCCGCTCTCCTGCACGTGCCGGTGATGGACGTGGCCCGGCTGGACGGCCGCGACGAACGCCTCTCCGGCCGCTCCCCCGTCGTGCTCGGCGAGGAGGACGGGGTGGATGGGGCGCTGCGGCTGCTGGAGTTGCACGAGCGAGTCGCGCTGGTCGAGGGCCGCACCCACCGCGCCCACCGTCTCTGGTCGCCGTGCCCGAAGTGCCAGGCGTTGGCCTTGGTGCGGGAGGAGGGTTCGGGGCAGGTGGACTGCCGCTGCTGTCACTACCGGGAGCCGCTGGAGTCCTACGAGGCGCGCGCGGACGTGCTGGCCAAGGCGTACGAACGGAGCGCGGCGTGAACGACCTTGTGCAGCGGCTGTTGGCCGCGATCGACGCGCTGGAGCAAGCCAATCGGGTCTACCCGGACTACAGGGACTTCCACAGCGACGGCTGGGTGGACGGGGCGACCGGCCGCAACCTGGACGAGTCCTGGCACACCCTGGGCTGCGGCCGGTACTTCGGTAGCCAGGCGGGCGGCGGCGACCGGTGCGAGTGCGGGGTGCCGGAGGCTGTGCGCCGCCGCTGCGCCGCCGACCGGAAGATCGTCGAAGAGGTGATGTCCTGGCAGCACCAGTACATCGAGGGTGACCCGTGGTACTCGTGCGCCCAAGCCGTGACCAACCCCTACGGCAACGAAGAGGAGCGGGCACCGGGGTCGGGCTGCGCCGACGACGCCCGCGCTGGTACGGCCTGCGACTGCGGGCTGGAAACCCGGCAGCGGCGCATCCTCGAACCGCTCGCCGAGGGCTACGGCGTGGAGAAGCAGCCGTGATCAAGCCGCGCCGGTCGCCCTGGCCCTACCCCGGTGACACCCCACTCGACCGCGCCCGCCGCGTCGCCACCACCTACCGCGCCGCCCTCACCCAACTCGACCCCGAACGCGCCGCCGCCATCGACCGTGAGATGACCCGCCTCGGTGAACCCTGGGTCGCACCACAACCCCTCGTGTTTGACCTCGACGCCCCGCACCGGCCCCGTGACCTCGCCGAACTCCTCGGCGGTGGCCTCACCCCCGAACTCGTCCGGCAGTGGCGGGCGCGTGGGCACATCCCCGACCGCCGTGACGACGCCGGACGCCCGGTCAACACACCGCGCGACGTGCTGGACTACCAGGCCGAGCAGCGTCGCCGCCGCGCCGACCGCCACAGTGCTTGACACATCAACCTGTGACAGTTCACACTCAGCCCCAACCACACGTATGCCCAGAGCCCCGGCCGCACCCCTCGCGACCGGGGCTCTCGCACATCCCAACCCCGGCCCCGCCGCATCCCCAACACCAGCGAGCGGCCCGGCCGGGCACCAAGACCACCACGGTGGGTGGGAGGGAGCTGCGGCCCCGGAACGTGGCGGAACCGGGGCCGCAGCGACACTGAAAGTTACACTTCCATCATGGAAGAAGAGCCACCCCGATTGGACGTAACGCAGATCGTCGTGCAACGCATGAAAGAACTGCGCACCCGGAGAGGTTTGACAGCGGAAGGCCTGGCCGAAGCAATGTCCGGCCTCGGCATCCCCTGGCAAGCAGGCGTTGTAACCAAGCTCGAAAAGGGCTACAGGAAATCACTCAGCGTGAACGAACTTCTGGGACTCGCCCTAGCGCTTGATGTGGCTCCGGTGCACCTACTAGTCCCGGTCGAGGGCGACACCAGCCTCTACCACCTCACCCCGAATCAGGGTGTCCGAGTCGATGAGGCCCGTGCATGGGTTCGAGGCTCATGGGTGCCACCTACAGGCGACCCACGGGCCTATTACAGCGAGGTCCCCGCCCACGAATTCGAGACGCCAGCCACTTCCTCCAACTAGCAGGGGGTGACCCGTGGCCGACCACACCATCGCCGCCGACGAACAAGGCATCCACAACATCACCCTCACCGCAGGCGTCGTCGACACCGTCACCTTCGCCGACGACGTCACCGAAGTCGAGATCGTCAACATGACCGGCACCGCCGCCGTCTACTTCACCGTCGACGGCACCACCCCCACCGTCGCAGGCCGCAAAACCCGGCTCCTCCCGGCAGCGGTCACCAGCGTCGAGATCGAACCCACCACCAGCGGCCCCACCGTCGTCAAACTCATCTCCCCCGGCACGCCGACGATCAGCGTCGCCCGCAGCTAGAGGGAGGTCGCCGTGCGCCGCACGTTCCTCGGCAGCCCCACCGCCGAGATCGCCGCCAAGGTCGACACCCTCATGACGTCGCTGCCCGCCGACCAAGCCAAGGTCGCCACGGCCCTCGCCGAACAGCGCGAACTCCTCGACAGCCGCCTCAACCAAGCAGGCAGCCAGCTCGTGCAACTGCAGAGCCTCGCGGGCAACGTCCAGAGCGTGCGTGTCGTGGCGGACCAGGTGCACCAGCAGCTGCAGGACCAGATCAGCGCGCTCGGCAGCACCCTGCAGCAACACGGCATCCTCCTCGCGGAGCACGGCTCGGAACTCTCCGAGATCGCCGCCGACCAGGACGTGCAGGACCAGCGTCTCGCCCAGCTCGTCGACAGCATCGCCGCGGCCAACACCACCGCGTTGCGGGCAGTGCAGGTCGCTGAGGTCCTCGCCGCCCGCCGGGTCCACATCCGTGTCCAGGCCATCGAGGTCCCCAAGTTGGCCCTCGGCACCGTCGTGGACAGGCCGGTCACGTGGGCGCAGCCCATGCCCGTGGCCAGCTACGACGTGCGGCCCCCGGTCGTGGACCCCGGCATCCTCGGCAAGGTCACCGCCACCATCAAGCCCGACTCGATCACCCAGGCCGGGTGCACCGTGACGTTCAAAGCCACCGCCGCGATCTCCGGCGGCACCGCCACCATCATCGGCGCCGCACTCGCCTGAACCACCCACCACCGCCCAAGGACACCGCCATGCGGATCTCCCAAGACCTCCACATCATCGAGAGCGAAACAGGCCCCACCCTGTCCATCGGGGACTACATCTTCGCCGGGCTCACCATCCACGATGCTGGCCCGATCATCGAGACCCTCACCCCCGGCGCACCGAACCCGCTGCGCTGCGCGTGGGTGCCGATCCTGTTCGAGGGCGACGTGCACGACCCGCAAGGCCGGTGCCGCATCGTGCACGACGGCGAAGCCGAACTCGTCGGAGTCCCCACCCCCGACAGCGAGGAGAACCCCGGTGGCTGAGGGCATCCAGTTCAACGGCACCAACACCAGCGCCGTCACCGGGCTGGTGACCGAGCACGACGGCACCGTCACCCCCCTCCCCGAGATGGCCGGACGCCCCCCAGCGCTGCTCATCTCCCACCCCGGCGGGCACCTCATCGCCTACCCCAGCGACTACCTCATCTGGGACGAGCAGCTCACCCTGTACTCGCCGATGCAGGTCTGGACCGTCTACCAGCTGCCCGTCAACGACGACGGCACCCCCGCCGACCTCGCCCAGGTCAACGAGTACACGCGGCTCTGACCCATGCAGTGGCTCGCGCAGGACACCGACCACGACACCCAGGTCCTGCCCCTCCACGACGCCATCCAGCACAGCATGGACGACGACTGCCTCTGCGGCCCCCACAGCGAAACCGTGCCCCGCGCAGACGGCAAAGGCACCAACTGGCTGGTCATCCACCACAGTCTCGACGGCCGCGAATACCACGAGCCCCCGGAGTCGGAGTGACCGGCAGATGGGCCGACAGCACCAGCCGCGACGACCTCCCCCCCGACTGGCCCCAACGCAGAGCGGCAACCCGCCGACGCGCCGGTGGCCGCTGCGAAGGCCGCGTCCGTGGACACCGCTGCCCCAACCCCGGCACTGACTGCGATCACCGCATCCCCCGCTGGCGCGGCGGCACCCACGACCTCGGCAACCTCCAATGGCTCTGCCCCACCTGCCACGCCACCAAGACCCAACGCGAAGCCCAACAAGCCCGCGCCGCACGCGCAGCCCAGCGCTACCGCACACCCGAAGCACACCCCGGCCACCGCACACCAGGAGCACGCTGATGCGCACCGTCCGACTCCTCACCCGCCTCGGCCAGAACAAGGCCGGGGCCACCGTCGAGTTCACCGACACCGAAGCCGACTGGCTCATCACCGCGGGCAAGGCCGAAGCCCTCGACCAGCAGACCAGCACCCGCCAGCAGGAGAAGCAGGAGGAGGTCGAGGAGCCCGACCCCGAGACCACCACCCTCGCCGACCTCCAGGCCAAGGCCAAGGAGTACGGCCTGCCCACCTCCGGCACCAAGGCCCAGCTCGCCGACCGCATCCAGCAGCACCTCGAACGCCAGCAGCAGACCGGCGACGACGACTGACCCCCTGGGGGGTGACTCCCCCTCCGGTCCCCCTCCCTCCCGGACGGCATACCGGCTCGGGTTCTGCGTGCGCCCGGTGGGCGTTTTTCGGCGGCTCCCCTCGCGTCCGTAGGCGCCCGTTGGGCAGTTCGTCGCCTCTTGGCAGGGGTTCGGGGTGGTTGATTCGTCTGGGGGCGACTGAGCCGGTGACCTGATCGTTGCCGGACGTTTCCGCTGCTAGATGCCTTGTTCGCGTTACATGGCCGGTAGACTGGTGGCATGACGACGCCGGATCGGCCTGCCGCGGACGAGTTGGTCACGCTGCCCATCGACCTGACCACCGAGCCGGGGTTGTGGCCGGAGTGGATGTACCGGCCGCAGGGCATCAACACCGACGGCCTGCCGCAGGTCGAGTCGCTGGCCAACCTGCGGCTGGTCGAGCCGGTTGAGAGGCGGCAGGCGCGACGCGTCAAGAGCAGCCCGCCCCGATGCGATCGCTGCGGGAAGCCGCTGGCGGTGCGCGCCCGCAAGGGCACCCGCTTCTGTTCGACCCGATGCCGCGTCGCAGCGCACCGCAACAAGATCCCCGTGGAGCTGCGGGAACGGCCCCGCTGGGTGCGGCACACCGCGGCGAAGGTGCCGCTGACCGCCGACGGCCGTGCTGCCTCGTCCACCGACCCGACCACCTGGTCCACCTACGAGCAGGTCCAGCACCACCAGCGCAAGGGCCTCGTGCTCAACGGTGACGGTCTGGTCTGCATCGACCTCGACCACTGCCTCGTCGACGGCCGCCCGACCGGGCGGGCCGCGGAGATCCTCGCCGCGCTGCCCGACACCTACATCGAGGTGTCCCCTTCCGGGGATGGGCTGCACGTGTGGGGCTACGCCCGCGTCGGAGCGGGCCGGAAGCTGCCCGGTGGGGTCGAGGTGTACGGCACCGGCCGCTACATCACGATCACCGGCAAGCGGTTCGGTCGCTGCACGCGGCTGGCGGACATCGGCGTGGTCGTGGAACAGCTCACCTAGCCCCCTGGAGGGGCTTTAGCCCCTGGAGGGCGTCATGGCGAACAGCCGACCGGCCAACCTCGGCGCGAAGGCGCGCGCGGTGTGGGACGACATCACCGGGTCTTTCGACCTGCGCGCGGACGAGCGGCGGGTGCTGGAGGACTGCTGCCGCGAGATCGACCTGATCGAGCGGTTGGAGGCGGAGCTTCGGGGCGCGGATCTGGTGGTGCAGGGGTCGATGGGGCAGCCGGTGTCGTCGCCGCTGGTGACGGAGATCCGGCAGCACCGGTCGACGTTGGCGCGGTTGTTCGCGGCGTTGAAGCTGCCGGAGGACGCGGGGTCTGCGGATCAGGCGGCGCAGGACCGGTCGTCGTCGGCGCGGAAGGCCGCGCAGGCGCGGTGGGGCACGGGGAAGAGGCGTGGCGCGTAGACGCGCCGCCACCGTCGAGGACGACCCGTACACGCCCGTCATCCGGCACTACCGGGAAGCGCTCGCGCAGCCCGCGCCGCCGCCGGAGGTGTTCCGCTGGCAGCCGGTGGCGATCGGCCCGACGTGGCAGCGCACCGACGACGGGCACTGGTTGCTGCCGGAGGCGACGCTCGGGTGGGCGGTGCTGGGCTGGTCCGGGGTGTGGCTGCAGCTGCGGCGCGGTGTGCCGTGGCGGTGCACGCTGGAGCAGGCCCGGTTCATCCTGTGGTGGTTCGCGCTGGACGAGGCCGGGCAGTTCGTCTACCGCGACGGGGTGCTGCAGCGGCTCAAGGGGCACGGCAAGGACCCGTTGGGGGCGTTGCTGGCCGCGGCCGAGGCGGTGGGGCCGTGCCGGTTCCTGGAGTGGGGCCGCGACGGAGAACCGGTGGCGACGGACTGCCCGGATGCGTGGGTGCAGTGCGCCGCAGTGTCGTTGGAGCAGACGAAGAACACGTTCCGGCTGTTCCCCGGCATGTTCACCGCCGAGGCGCGCGAGGAGTACGACCTGCAGATCGGCAAGGAGCAGGTGCACGCCTACGGCGGGGAGCGGCTGATCCAGGCGGTGACGTCGTCGCCGACCACGTTGGAGGGGGCGCGGTCATCGTTCGTGCTGCTCAACGAGACCCAGCACTGGAACGCGTCGAACCAGGGCCACGAGATGGCCGAGGTGATCGAGCGGAACACGACGAAGTCCGCCGACGGGGCGGCGCGGACGCTGCGGATCACCAACGCCTACGAGCCGTCGGAGGACTCACAGGCGCAGCGGGACCGTGAGGCGTGGGAAGCGGCGCAGGCCGGGACCGCGGTGGACACGGGGCTGCTGTACGACTCGCTGGAGGCCGCTCCGGACGCGCCGCTGGCGCCGGATGCGATCGCCAGGGCGCTGGGGCTGCCCGACGGGCAGGAGCCGTCCGAGGCGCAGGTGGTCGAGGTGATCGGCGAGGTCGTGCGGTCGGTGCGCGGGGATTCGGTGTGGTTGAAGCCGCAGCGGATCGTGAAGTCGATCCTGGACCGCCGGAACCCGCCGTCGCGGTCGCGTCGGTTCTGGTTCAACCAGATCACCGCCGCCGAGGACGCCTGGGTCGATCCGCGCGACTGGGATCTGTGCGAGGCGACCGGTCGGGCGTTGCCGTTGATGCCCGGCGACGAGCTGGTGCTGTTCCTGGACTGTTCGAAGTCCGAGGACGCCACCGCCCTGGTCGGGTGTCGCTTGGATGACGGGCTGCTGGTGACGTTCGGCATGTGGCAGCGGCCACCGGGGCGACGCGGCGAGGGATGGACGGCGCCGCGGCTGGTGGTGGAGCAGCGTGTGGCGGCGGTGTTCGAGGACTACCGGGTGGTGGCGTTCTTCGCCGACCCGTCGCACACGCGGGACGACGAGACCGCGGAGCGGTACTGGGACGACACGATCGACCGGTTCCACCGGCGGTACGCGGCGCAGCTGCGGGTGTGGGCGGTGCCGGGCAAGGCGGGTACGGGGCACGCGGTGATGTGGGACATGACGTCCCCGGCGCGGGTGCAGGAGTTCACGGCGGCGGCGGAGCGCACGGTCGAGGAGATCGAGGAGCACACGCTGCTGCACGACGGGGACAAGCGGATGCGACAGCACGTGCGCAACGCTCGCCGCTACCCGAACCGGTACGGGGTGTCGTTGTGGAAGGGCGCGAAGGAGTCGCCGCGCAAGGTGGATCTGGCGGTGTGCGCGGTGGGTGCGCGGATGCTGCGGCGCCTGGTGCTCAACCGCACTGACCAGTTGGAGCCTGTGGATGCCGGGACGATCTGGGGTCGTTGACGCGGGGAGGGCGGTGTCCTCGTGACGATGGCCAGGAAGTCCGTGGTCGACCTGGTGGGCAAGGAGTTGTGGCCGGGGTGGCGGGCCGAGCGGGACCGGCTCAACGTCATCGACGCCTGGTACCGGTGGACACCGGAGCCGCTGCAGTTGCCGCGGGACGCCAGCCCGGAGCTGAAGGCGCTGCGGGATCTGTCGGAGACACCGTGGTTGAACCTGGTGGTCACCACGGTCGCGCAGTGCATGTACGTGGATGCCTACCGGTCGCCGCTGTACCCGCCCGGCGCGGGCAGCGAGACCGGTGAGTCGTTGGCGGCGCTGCCGGGGCCGTGGCGGACGTGGAAGGCCAACAAGTTCGACAACCGGCAGATCGCGGTGCACCGGGCGATGCTGGCCTACGGGTATGCGTTCGTGCGGGTCCTGCCCGGCATGTGGGGTGGGGTGTCGACGGCGTCGATGCGCGGCGTGTCGCCCCGCAAGGCGTACGCCGTGTACGCCGACCCGGCCGAGGACGACTGGCCGATGTTCGTGCTGCAGGTGGAGAAGTCCGGCGACAAGCTGATGCTGCGGTTCTACGACGAGCAGGACGTGCACTTCCTGTCGTGCGACCAGAGCGGCGGCGGCATCGAGTACATCACCTACCAGACACACGGCGCCGGGGTGACGCCGTTCGTGCGCTACGCCAACATGCTCGACCTCGACGGCCGCTCCGACGGCGAGGTCAAGCCGTTCATCCCCGCGGCCAAGCGCATCAACAAGACCGCCTACGACCGGTTGTTGGCGCAGCACTTCAACTCGTGGAAGATCCGCTACGCCACCGGCATGGCCAAGCCGGACGACCCTGCCGAGCAGGAGCAGGTGAAGATGCTGCTGCGCAACGGCGACCTGCTGATGTCCACGAACAAGGACACCCGGTTCGGCACGCTGGACGAGACCCCGCTGGACCCGTTCGTGAACTCGTGGCGGGCCGACATCGAGGCGCTGGCCGCGGTGTCGCAGACCCCCACCTACACCCTCACCGGGCAGTTGGTGAACCTGTCCGCCGACGCGCTGGCCGCGGCGCGGGCGGGGCTGCGGCAGAAGGTGTACGAGCGGCAGAAGACCACCGGCACCTCGCACGTGCAGGCTCTGCAGCTCGCCGCCCAGTTGGAGGGCCGCGAGGAGGACGCGGTCGACGTGATGGCGCGCGTGTCGTGGCAGGACATGGAGATCCGGTCGCTGGCGCAGGCCGCGGACGCGTTGGGGAAGTTCGCCGACCAGTTGCAGATCCCGGTGAAGGCGCTGTGGGGCATGATCCCCGGTGTCGAGAAGTCGGACGTGGACGAGTGGGCGGCGATGCAGGCCGCCGACCCGCTGACGGTGCTGGCCGACCGGCTGGAGCAGCAGGCCGACGGCGGGCTGGTGTAGCGGTGGCCCTCACAGCACGCGGGGCGCGGTTGACCCGCCAGCACCGCCAGGAGCAACTGTCGATCCGAGCCCGGTTCCTGCAGGAGCTGCTGCGCCTGTTCGGGCTGCTCGACCCTGCGCGGCTGGACGCGACGACCGAGCCGTGGCTGACCGCGATGGTGCCGCTGCTGCGGCAGCACTGGCAGCGCTCCGCGGCCGCGTCGGCGGCGTATCTGGCGCTGTTCCTGGAGGCCGAGACCGGGCGTCCCGCGCCGGAGCCCCGGCTGCCGAGGTTCACGCCGGAGCGGGCGCGGGCGGCGCAGACGTCGCTGCTGGTGACCGGCCCGGTGAAGATCCGGAACCTGACGCAGGCCGGGCAGCCACTGGCCTCGGCGGTGCGGGTGGCGCAGTCGACGGTGGCCGGCGCGGCCGGACGGCACGTGCTCGACGGTGGTCGGGCGGTGCTGCTCGACCCGGAACCGCTGGACCGCTCCGGGGTGCGGTACGCGCGGGTCACCGACCCAGACCCGTGCTGGTTCTGCGCCATGATGGCCAGCCGCGGCTACGTGTACCTGTCCGAGGAGTCCGGCGGGCGTGAGGCGAGTGACCGGTTCGCCGGGCCGGGCATGTTCAAGTTCCACGACTACTGCGGCTGCACCCTGGAACCCACCCTGGACCCGGACGCGCCGCTGCCGGAGGACAACGCGCGGTTCGCCGACCTGTGGGTCACGGCGACGCGCGGTCTGCACACGGATGCGGCGCGGCGCGCGTTCCGGCGTGCCCTGGAGGGCCGTCCGCTGCCCGGCGACCCGATCCTCGCCGCGGCCTGAGTCTCCCCTGCCCTGGTGGCGGGGTTGTTGCACACCCTGAATCGCCCCTGGAGGGCACATGGACGACAACGACGCGCCCGACAACGACGCCCCGGACATCGACCCCCCGGAGGGGCAGCCGGACGAGGAGCGCAAGCCCGAGCCGTTCGACGAGGACCGCGCCCGCCGGAAGATCGCCAAGGCGAACTCCGAGGCGGAGAACCTCCGCAAGCGGCTGAAGGAGCTCGAACCGCTGGCGCAGAAAGCCCGCGAACTGGAGGACGCCAGCAAGACCGAAGTCGAACGCCTCACCGGCGACCGCGACACGTTCAAGACGCGCGCGGAGACCGCCGAGGCGTCCCTCACGAAGCTGCAGGCCGCGCTGGACGCCGCCCCCGACGGGGCGAGCCTGGCGCAGGTCAAGGCGGTGGCCAAGCGCGTGACCGGCGGCTCCCCGGAGGAACTCGCCGAAGACGCTGCCGAGCTGTACGAGCTGCTCGGCGCGACCGCCCGCAAGACCGCCCCCGCCAGCAAGCCCACCGAGGCGCTGCGCGGCGGCGCCGACCCCGACGACGAGCCCGAGGAGACCGATCCCCGCAAGCTCGCCGACCTGATCCGTCGGGGCTGACACGACACCCGCACGGCCACGCCACGAGGGCCGCTGGCGGTTCACGACGATCCGTAGGAGGTCACCGTGGCGAACACGTTCCTGAAGGCGACGCGTATCGCGTCCGCTGCGCTGGGGCTGCTGGAGCGCGAGATCGTGCTGCCCGGCCTGATCTGGCGCGACGCGGCCGGGGACTTCGCCGGGGCTGGTGGCGACACCATCTCCATCCGCGTCCCGGCCCGTACCCAGGCCCGCACCCGCACCCTGCGCGGCGCGCGCGGCGCGGCGTCGGAGGGCACCGGCATCATCACCATGGACGACCTGACCGAGACCAAGGTCGACGTCACCCTCGACACCGACGTGTACAACGCGGTGCCGGTCACCGACGAGGAGCTGACCCTCGACATCACCGACTTCGGTACCCAGGTCCTCGCGCCGCAGGTGCGCGCGGTCGCCGAGGGCATCGAGAACGCGGTGGTCGCGGAGATGGTGGGCGCGACCTACGCGACCACGCTGACGCTGGACACCAGCGACCCGTACAAGACCGCGGTCGACGCCAACGTGGCGCTGAACAAGGCCAACGTTCCCCGCACCGAGCGGTTCCTGGTGGTCGGCGCGGACATGGAGGGCGTGTTCCTCAAGTCCGAGCACCTGTCCAAGGTCGACCAGTCGGGCACCGACTCGGCGCTGCGGGACGCCCAGATCGGCCGCCTGGCCGGGTTCGGGCCGGTGTTCGCCACCAACGCGCTGCCCGCGAACGTCGGGTTCGCGTTCCACCGCACCGCCTACGTGCTGTCGATGCGGGCACCCTCGGTCCCGGCGGGCGCCACGTTCGGCGCGTCGCAGGCGTTCCAGGGGCTGGCGATGCGGTGGCTGCGCGACTACGACTTCCGCAACGTGCAGGACCGGTCGCTGGTGGACACCTACATCGGCACGAACATCGTCGCCGACGGCACCGACGGCGCGGACGTGGACACCGACCCCGACTTCGTCCGCGCCGTCAAGATCACGATGGCCTGATCGGAGACGGTGATGGCGGACCTGCCAGCGCTGGCGACCATCGAAGCCCTCGAAGCGCGCCTCGGCCGAGGCGCGCTGACGGGGGCGCAGCGGGAGCAGGCGCTGGCAGCTCTGGCCGACGCCTCCGAGATCGTGCGCGCCGAAACCAACCGCACCTGGGTCACCGAGGCGGGCACCGTGTCCGCCCCGGCCGCGGTGGTGACCATCACCCTGCAGGCGGCGCTGCGGGTGGTGCGCAACCCCGAGGGGCTCGTCGCCGAGACGGTGGGCCCGTTCTCGCGGCGCCTGGCCGATGACCAGACCGGCGTGTACCTGCTGGACGAGGAGGTCGCGCTGCTGGCCAAGTACCGGTCGGCGACCTCTGGCCTGTGGACGCAGGCCACCACCCGTGGTGACTACCCCGGCACACCGGTGTGGGTGGACGACCAGTACGGCGGCGACTCGATCCTGTGGGACTGGGCGTGAACCACACGTTCACCGCCACGATCGAACGCCCGAACTCCCGCGACGAGTGGGGCGACGAGCAGCCCGGCACCACACACCAGGTGCCGGGGTGCGCGCTCGCGCCGCGCACCTCCTCCGAGCGGGAGGAACAGCGCGACACGGTGATCGTCGGGCTGACGCTGTTCGCGCCACACGGCGCCGACATCCAGGCCCAAGACCTCGTGCGGCTACCGGCGGACCGGATGGTTCCGGCCATCTACCACGACACGGTGTGGCGGGTGCAGGGCGAAGCCGGGTCGTGGGCGAGCCCGCTCACCGGCTGGACGCCTGGTGTGGAGATCGCGTTGGAGAGGGTGACCGGCTGATGCGCTACCAACCCGATCGTGCGGGCATGGCCGCGCTGCTCAAGTCCGACGACATGGGCCGGGCGTGCCTGGAAGCGGCGCAGCGTGGGGCCCGCTGGGTGCAGGCTCGCGCGCCGCGGGAGTCCGGGCGCTACGCCGCCGGGGTGCGGGCGGTGCGGGCGGTGTCGCCACGCGGGGACCGGGCCGGGGCGCGCTTGGAGGCCACGGACGCGAAGTCCGCCGCGATCGAGTTCGGCAACAAGCGCACCAAGGCCCGGCACCTGCTGCGGTCGGCGATCGCGGTGATCGAAGGGGAGCAGCAGTGAGCATGGTGCTCCCGGTGTGGCCGGACGCGGAGGAGTTGGTGATGGCGCTGCTGCGGCAGGCACCGGCGCTGGCACCGACGGTGACGCAGACGACCCCACCGAACCTCGGCGACAACGGGCCGGTGATCCAGGTACTGCGGGTCGGCGGCACCGACGACGGCATCACCGACCGGCCGCTGGTGGAGGTCGCGGTGTTCGCCCCGTCCTACAAGCAAGCCATCGGCATCGCCGAACAGGTGCGGCAGCGGATGCTCGGCGCGGGCGGCACCCGCGTGCCGACCCCCACGTACCCGGACGGGGTGCTGGTGGACCGGTGCGTCACCGCCACCAGCCCGCAAGAGGTCCCGTACGACAACCCGGAACTGCGGCGCAAGCTCGCGACCTACCAGGTCGAGCTACGCCGCCCGCGTTCCTGACCACCTCGTTTCTGTCCCTGTGGCCCCGTCGGGGCCTGCCCACGCACGCCTCGACACGGAGGTCGACATGACTACACCCACGACGTTCGACGCGCTCCGCGAAGCGCAGACCGCCCTGATCCGCAAGGCGCTCGCGGGGGCGGTGTTCCTGGCGCCGCTGTCCTCGACGCTGCCCGCGACGCTGACCACGGGCGCGTCCAGCGCCCTGGCGACCCTGCCCACCGGCTACGAGGACCTGGGGCTGATCTCCAAGGACAACGCCCTGACCTGGAGCCGGGACATCGAGACCAACGAGACCACCTCGTGGGGGTTCGCCGACCCGACCCGCCGCGACATCGTCTCCGACGTCACCGGCCTGCAGTTCACCGCGCAGGAGACCAAGCTGCGCACCCTGGAGCTGTACGAGGGTGTGGACCTGTCCGCGGTCACCCCGGACGCGACCACCGGTGAGGTGGCGTTCTCGCGGCCGCTGCGCCCGGCGACGCGCTACTACCGGGCGTTCGCGATCGCGGTGGACGGCGACGGCACCGACGCGATCTTCATCGGTCGTCTGCTGCCGCGGGCGATGGTGTCCGAGCGCGGTGAGCAGACGTGGACGGACTCGGGGGAGATCGCCTACCAGATGACGCTGACCGCGACCCCGGACACCACCGCCGGGTACAGCATTCGGCACTTCTTCGGTGGGCCGGGCTGGAAGTCGCTGCTCGCCTCGATGGGCTTCGGCTCCTGAGACGTGGGGTGGGCGGTGCCTGGGTGGTCGCCGCCTGCCCCACCCCCTGTGACCACCCGGAGGAGCACGCGATGGCCAACAACGACAGCGGGTTCGAGCCGGTGAAGTTGACCGACCCGAACGGCAACCCGTACACGGCGACCACGGCGGTCGAGTACCACCAGCTGGTGTTCGGCTCCGGCTACAAGCCGGTGCACACGCGCAAGGACTCGCCGGAGGCGGTGGCGCAGCGCACCACCGAGCCCGCCGAGGCGGACAAGCCCGCCAAGAAGTAGTCCGACTCCAACCACCCAACCACCCAGGAGCACCACGTGAAGACCTACCGCTTCGACCAGTACCGCGAGGACGCGGCGATCGAGCCGTATGTGCTGGAAGTCGACGAGCAGCGCAGCATCACCATCCCCGCTCCGAGCACGGACACAATCCTCAAGCTGGAGGAGACGTCCAGCACCCGCGAGCGGCTGATGCTGTTGTGCGGTGAGCACGCGGACGAGGTGTTCGGCCTGCTCAAGGACGAGTCGATGCACGTGATGGTGCGGTTCGTCATGGACTTGGCCAAGCACTACGGCGTGGACCTGCAGCGGGTTCCGGTGGGGGGTACCGGGGCCTCGTCGAGCTGATCGACCGCTACGGCGAGGCCATCGAGTACGACCTGGCCCACGAGCTGGGCTGGGACCTGCTGGACTGGTTCCGCGGCGTGCGTCCGTGGAACCAGTTGCTGCGGCTGCTCAGGCATCTGCCGCGGTACTCGCGGTACTGGGTGGCGTTGCACGACGACGACGAACTCGCCGTGCGCCGCGCCCGACACGAGCAGCCAGCGGCGGCGCATCCGCCGCTGGCGGGCTGGGACGAGTTCGACGAGTTGCGCGCGGTCATCCGCGAGGAGTTGGCGGCGCTGCGGTACGCGGTGGTCGCCACCACCCCCGGCTTGAAGCAGCAACCGCGCCCACCGAAGCCGGTCCGGCGGCCGCTGACCGCGCAGGACCGGCAGGAACGCCGCGAGGACCAGCGCAAACACGACCTGATTGTGAAGCAGGTATTGCCGCCGAGGGGGTGACCACCCTTGGCCCAGTACCAGGCGGGTACCGCGTTCGTCCCGGTGATTCCGTCGCTCAAGGGCTTCCAGACCAAGGTGAAGTCCGAGCTCGCCGGAATGAAGATCCAGGCCACCGGCGACGTGAAGATCGACGTCAACAAGGCCGCGCTCGCCGCGGCCACGTCGGCGATCGACAAGATGGCCGAGCAGGTCAAGGCCGCTCGCGCCAAGGAAGCCGACGCCGCCGGGGTAGTGCGCGCCGCCGAGGCCAAGCTGCAGGAACTGCGCGACTCGGGCAAGGCCAAGACCAGTCAGCTCGTCGTAGCTGAGGAGCAGTTGGAGTCCGCGCGGCGCAAGCTCGCCGCCGCCACCGACGCGGCCAGCAAGGCGCAGTCGGGGCTGGTGCAGGCGCAGCGCAAGGCTGCCGAAGCCGAGACCGCGGCCAAGGCGCCGCAGATGCCCGACGCCGAGCAGGCCGGGCGGTTGGCGGGCGGGAAGTTCGCGGCGGCGCTGCGCAAGCAGGTGGCGGGCGCTTTGGATTCCCTGCCCACGCCGACGATCACCGCGGACTCGACCCCGGCGGAGCGGGAGATCGCCGACCTGCGGCAGCAGTTGCAGGCGCTCGGGGATGCCCGCATCGGCGTGGACGTGTCCGCTGCGGAGGCCAACGCGCGGCTGGAGCAGGTCAAGGCGCGGCTGCTGGCGTTGGGTGCGTCGTCGGCGGACATCCAGGTCGAGGTCGACGCCGCGGCGGCGCTGGCCGCGCTGGGTGGTGTGGAGTCCGAGGTCGACCGGTTGGACGGGCGCCGCGCGCGGGTCGACGTGGACGTGGACGACCGTGGCACCGCGGGCTCGGCTGCGTCCGGGCTGAACGGGGTGTTCGGGGCCGGGATGAAGCTCGGCGCGCTGGTGCCCGTGATCGGCGGCGTCGGTGCGGCCCTGGCCGGGCTGGGCGGGGCCGCGCTGGTCGGGATCGGCGCGCTCGGCGTCGCAGCCCTGGCCCTGGCCGGGGTGGGCGGGGCGTACAGCGCCTTGGGCGACGCCGAACTGTCCGCCGGGGACGACGCGGCAGCGGCTGCGAAGCAGCAGGCCGCGGCGGCTGCTGCGGTGGTGTCGGCGCAGGACCGGGTGCGCTCGGCTACGGCGTCGCTGGCGAACACGCGCGCGCAGGCGGCGGACGCGCAGATCCGTGCCGAGCAGCGCGTCGCCCAGGCCGAGACGAGTCTGGTGCAGGCGCAGCGGGCCGCGCTGCGCGCCCAGCAGGACCTCAACAAGGCCCGTCTGGAAGCGCAGCGGGCGCTGGAGGACTTGGCGTTCCAGGTCGAGGACGGGGCGCTGGCGCAGCGGCAGGCGGTGCTCGACCTCGCCGACGCCGAATCCTCCCTGGCCGAGGTGCGGAGCAACCCCAACGCCACCGCCGAAGAGCAGGAACGCGCCCTACTCGCCTACGAGCAGGCCGCGAACCAGCTGGAGCGGCTGCAGATCACCAACCAGCGGCTGGCCGTGGACAAGGCAGCGGCGGACAAGGCGGGGGTCGAGGGCTCCGAGCAGGTCGTGCGCGCCCAAGAGCAGGTGCAGTCCTCCACCGACAAGGTCGCCGCCGCGCAGCAGGCGCTGGCGGACGCGGTGCGGGAGCAGGCGGCGCAGCAGCGGCAGGCCGCCTACAGCATCACCCAGGCCGAGCAGGGCGTGGTGGAGGCGCAGCGGGCGCTGCAGCAGGCCATGACGCAGACCGGCGACGTGGGCTCGGCGTCGGCGCGCAAGGTCCGGGACGCGTTCGCTGAGCTGTCCCCGGCGGCCGCATCGTTCGCGACGTTCCTGTACGGCATGAAGCCGCAGTTCGACGCGCTGCAGGCATCGGCGGCGGGCGGGTTCCTGCCGCAGCTGCAGGCCGGGCTGCAGGCGCTGATGCCGGTGATGCCGGTCATCAACCAGGTGATCGGGCAGTTCTCGTCCGCGTTGGGCGGGTTGGCGCGGCAGGCGCTGGAGGCGTTGGCGTCGCCGTACTGGGTCGACTTCTTCACCATGCTCGGCACCACCGCCGGGCCCCTGATGACCCAGTTCGGGCAGGTGCTGGGACAGGTCGCCATGCTCGCCGCAGAGCTGCTGCGCGCGTTCATGCCGGTCGCGCCGGTCGCGATGCAGGTGATCGGCACGATCGCGCAGGGCTTGCAGGTCCTGGCCCCGTTCCTGGGGCAGGTCGCGCAGATCCTCACACAGGGCCTGCTGGCCGCATTCCAGGCGCTGATGCCCGCGATGGGCCCGGTGGGTGAGGCGCTGGTCGCGCTGGCCGGGCCGGTCGCCGAGCTGGCCGGACAGCTGGGCGCGGTGTTGGCCGAGGCGCTGATCGCACTCGTGCCGATCATCACCGAGCTCGCCCCGCCCCTGACGGACCTGATCCGCCTGGTGGGGACCACGCTGGTGACCGCGATCAGCGCACTGGCCCCGGTGATCGCCGACGTGGCACCGCTGATCGGCGACGTGGTCACCCTGGCCGTGGGGCTGCTGTCGCAGGCGGTCCAGATGTTGCTGCCCTACCTCGATGACATCGCCGCGCTGATCGGGCAGGCAGTGGTCGGCGCGATCCAGGCCCTCATGCCGGTGCTGCCCGCTCTGGCCCAAGCGTGGATGACGATCTTCCAGGCGATCTTGCCGATCCTCCCGGCCCTGATCGAGCTGGCGTCGGCGCTGATCCCCGCGCTGCTGGGGCTGATCCCGCCGCTGGTGCCGGTGCTGATCCAGATCGCGGACGCGTTCGCCGAGATCCTGCCGCAGTTGGTGCCGGTGGTCCTGGCGCTGGTCGAGGGTCTGGTGCCGGTGATCACCGCGCTGGCTCCGCTGGTGAAGACCGTGTTCGAGATGGTCGCCGCGCACTTCCAGTTGCTGTTCCGGGGCATCGTGATGCCGATCCTGGAGGGCCTGGTCATCCCGACCATCCGGATTCTCGCCGAGGTGCTGACGTGGTTGTGGCGCAACATCGTCGCCCCGGTGTTCGAGGGCATCGGCACGATTATCTCGTGGGCGTGGGAGAACGTCATCCGCCCGGTGTTCGACAAACTCAACGAGGGTATCGACCTGGTCGGTAAGGGCTTCGAGAAGGCCGTAGAATTCATCCGGCAGTCGTGGGACAAGCTGAAGGAAATCGCCGCTAAGCCGGTGAATTTCATCATCGAAACCGTCTACAACAACGGTATCCGCGCCCTGTGGAACAAGATCGCCGATTTCGTGGGGTTGGGGAAACTCGACGAGATGCAGCCGGTGAAGTTCGCCGGGGGCGGTGTGCTGGGCGGCTACGCACCAGGCCGCGACGTGGTGCCCGCGCTGCTCTCGCCCGGCGAGGCGGTGCTGGTACCCGAACTGGTGCGTGCGCTGGGCCCGGCCAACATCCTCGCCGCGAACGCCGCCGCCAGCGGGGGGCGACCGGCCACCGTCGCCGGGTTCTCCGGCGGCGGGGTGGCACGCTTCGCCGGGGGCGGCATCGTCGACACCGTGCTGGGGTTCGTCGGTGGGCTGGCCGAGGACGTCGTGGCCATGTTCAAGGACCCGATCGGCTGGATCAAGACCCACATCGGGATCGGCGACTCCCCGTGGATCGACATGATCGCCCGCGCCCCGGCCAAGCTCATCGGCGACGCGGTGGACTGGCTGTGGGAGAAGATCAACCCGTTCACCTCGGGCAACACCCCGGCGGGCCCGGCAGGGTCGGAGCAGCTGTCGCAGTGGATTCGGGCGGCGCTGGCGTTCACCGGCACCGACGCCTCCTGGTTCGGGCCGCTGACCACGCTGATCATGCGCGAGTCGGGCGGTAACCCCAACGCCCGCAACGACTGGGACATCAACGCCCAGAACGGCATCCCCTCCCAGGGCCTGATGCAGACGATCCCGCCCACGTTCGCCGCCTACCGCGACCCCAGGCTGCCGAACAACATCCTGGACCCGATCGCGAACATCGTCGCCGGGATCAACTACATCAAGGCCCGCTACGGGTCGATCTTCAACGTGCAGCAGGCCAACGCCGGTGCCCCACCCATGGGGTACGCGGGCGGCGGTCTGGTGTTCGACCAGGGCGGGTGGCTGCCGCCCGGCCCGTCCGCGGTCTACAACGGCACCGGCCGCCCCGAAGTCGTGCTCACCGGCGAGCAGTGGCAGGCCATCTCCGCGGGCGCGGCAGGCGGGGTCACGATCCACCAGGAGATCCACCCGCAGCCCCGTCAGTCCGAGACCGAGATCGGGCAGGCGTCCGCCCGCTACAACCGGTTCGCTCTCGCGCAGGCAGGAGGCCCGGTGTGACCAGAGCTGTCGCCGAGTGGCTGCCCGCCGACCAACTGCCCGCCGAGCGGTGGCGGCTGGACGGCATCGAGTTCAACGGCGGCGTCGACACGGACACCGGCTGCGAGTTCTACGTCACCAACGCCACCGGATGGAAAGGCGCCCCCGCCGTGCGGGCCTCGCGGCAGAACGTCATGGGCGCGCACGGCGCCTACGCGGGGCCGCAGTGGCGCGAGGGCCGCCCGATCACTCTGGAAGGCCGGGTCGCGTGCCCCACCGAGGAGGCGCGCGAGCTGGCCGAGCGGAAGCTGGCGGCGCTGTGCGACAACCCGTCGGGGACGTACACGCTGGTGTGCACCGAAGCGCTCGGGGACGTGCGCGCCGAGGTAGTGCTCAATGGCGAAACCCTGGTCAACATCGCCCGCGGACGTCTGCACCTGGACTTCTCGCTGGCGCTGTACGCCCCGGACCCGCGCAAGTACCTCGCCGAGCAGTCCCAGCCGATCTCGTTGCCGACGCCGGGCACGGGCCTGAACTGGCAGGCCGGAGCCGGAGCCGGGCTGGACTGGTCGACCGGTGGGGGTCTGGACTGGGGTGTGCCGGAGACCTCCGGCGCGGAAGTCGTCGTCAACAGCGGCACGGCGGAAACGTGGCCGCGCTACCGCCTCGACGGACCATCCAACGGCATCGACCCGCCGCTGGTCATGCCCGTTATCAGCCTCTCCACCGGCCAGCAGCTGCCGTACTCGGGGACGCTGCTGCAGGGCGAGTTCCTCCTGATCGACACGCACCCGCTGCGCCGCTCCGTGCTGCTCAACGGCACCACCCGCCGCCGCAGCCTGCTGTCCAACCCCCAGTGGGCGCCCTTGTTGCCGGGCTCGACCACGACGGTCGCGTTCACCGCGGCCTCCTACTCGCCGTCCTCGCGGCTGACCGTGTCCTGGTCGCCCGCGCTGGCCTGAACCACCCCGGAGGCTCTTGTGGCGGTGCACGCCCCCGCGACCAGCACGTGGTCGCTGCAGCTCCAGAACACGGCGTACGCGGGCAGGCTGCAGGTCGGCGCGTTCCTCGCGCCCGGTACGGCCGACGCTGCGGCGACGCGCGACGGGGTGTTGGTCGGCTACTCCTCCGGCGCGGTCGCGCCGCTGGACCTCAAGGTCATCCCCGACGACACCCCCAGCATGTGGCTGAAGATCTACCCCGGCCGCGCCGTGGTCACCCGCTCGGGGCAGGGGCCGTACCTGCACACCTGGAACTCCGCGCTGTGGAAGGTCCAGCTCGACAACGCGAACTCCACCAACCCGCGGATCGACTTGGTCATCGTCCGCAACTACGACCAGGTCACCAACGGCACCGATGCCCAGACCAAGGGGCGGATCGAGGTCGTCACCGGCACCGCAGCCGCAGTGCCGGTCGCCCCGTACAACGCGATTCCGGCGGGGGTCGGGTACATCACGCTGGCCGAGGTCACCGTCCCCGCCAACGCATCGACCATCAACTCCGGCAACATCACCGACAAGCGGCGGGGCACGTGCGCGCGCGGCGGGGTGCGGGTGCTGCTGCCCGGCGACAGCCTCTCCGACCCCGGCTCCTACCTCGGTGAGCTCACCGACACCGGCGGCGCCAGCGGGCAGCTGCGCCGCTGGAACGGCACGTCGTGGTCGTGGATGGCGCAGGCCGGTGTCCCCCGGTTCTTCCAGGCCGACCTGCTGCGCTCCGACGGGTCGGCGACCATCAACGGTGGCGGCATCACCGACCTGAAGCTGTACAACGTGAGCGGCCACGGCACCACGTGGGGGTCGGTGTACAACGGGCGCGGCGTGAGCCTGGCCGAGTCCGGCCTGTACCGCATCCACGGCAAGCTCCTGGCGTCGATCACCGCCGACAACTACACCGCGCTGCGCCTGACCTCCACCGTGCCGTCCTACTCGAACATCATCGGCGGCGGCAACAACAACCCAGGGTTCCTGATCGCCGAAGGCACCGAATACCTCTACATCGGCGCTGGTCAGACGCTCGGGTTCACCGTCGAGGCGTTTAACAGCTCGGCGACGGCGGGGACGCTCAACCCCAACGGCGTGTCCCGCCTGTACGTGGAGAAGGTCGGCGAGATCGCATGACCTCGCCGCCGATTCCGGCGCCGTGGCGGTGCGTGGTCTACGAGACCCGCACGGGCCTCGTGGTCGACGAGTTGCCGCTGGTGGGGGTGCCGCAGTTCAACAGGCTCATCGGCGAAGCCGGGTCCGTCAGCATCACCACCACGGCGGCGGGCATCCCCGTCGCCGACCTGCGCCAGTACCTCACCGGCTGGCGCCACTCCCTCGCCGCGATCTGGGGCGGTGCCGTGCTCCAGGCCGGGCCGATCGTCGCCCACCAGGACCCCGACGACGGCTCCGGCACGGTCACCATCGGCGCGGTCGGACTCGGGCAGATCTTCAACCGCCGAGTGCTCAAGACCGCGGGCGTCACCACGGGACTCGCCGCGGCGGCACCCATGACCATCAGCGGCGTAGCCCTGCCCACCGTCATCAAGTACCTGCTCCTCGCCGGGACGTTGGACCCATACTGCGAGCTGCCCATCGTGCTGCCCGCCACCGACATCCCCGGCACCGAGTCCCGCACCTACCTGTCGGTGGACCTGCGCTACATCGGCCAAGAGGTCAGCGACCTATCCGGCCTCGACAACGGTCCCGAGGTCGACTTCTCGCCACGGCTGACCGTGGACAGCGTGGGCCGGGAGAAGGTCGAGCACGTCGTCAGGATCGGCAACCCCACGCTGGACGTGGTGGGTGGGGAGCCGTGGACGTGGGACTACGGCCAGTCCCTGCTGTCCCTGCCCACCAGCAGCGACTCGTCGCGCATGGGGTTCCGCGCGTGGGCTCGCGGCAACGTCTCCCAAGGGCTGACGCCGATCGGGTACGCCGAAGACCCCACGCTGCCCGCAGCGGGCTGGCCGCAGCTGGACATCGTGGCCACGGCCTCCGACGAAACCGACCAGGCCGTGCTCAACGCGCTCGCGACCGGGCAGGTGACGCTGCTGGGCAGGCCGGTGGCGACGTGGGAGGCCACGGTCCTCACCGACCCCGGCGGCTCGGACGCCTGGCCGTCGCTCGCCGCGATCATCCCCGGCGGGTGGGGGGTGTTCGGGGTGTACGGGCATCGCACGGTGCCCGACGGCGACTACCGGTGGCGCGTCCTCGGCTACACCAACGCCGACGTCGACCGGGTGAAGCTCATCGTCGCCGACCAGCCCGACCCGACGGGGGTGTGACCATGCCCTCGTTGGAAGACCCCGTCGCCGCCGAGCTCGCGCGGCTACGCGCCCGCGTCGCGGCGCTGGAGAGCAGGCGGCACACCGCGCTCTACGACGGGCTGGGCAACCGGGTGTTCGACGTCGAGGCCGCGCCCGCGCTCGGCATCCGCGACCTGTGGCTGATGGTGCCGTTCTGGCAGCGCCCACAAGCGGTGCAGGCCACGGCGGCAACGGACTGGTTCGGCGGCACCTCGGGGTCGGCGGTAGCGGTGTGGGAGACCAACATCCCCAAACAGGCCACCGCCCTGCGCATCCGCCTCATCACAGGCGTCTCGGCCGGGGGAACGACCGGTGCCTACCAGGTGCTGCTCAACGGGGTCGCCGCGGACTCGTGGACCACAAGCACGGTGGGCGCGTCGTCGAGCACGAGATTCGTGGGCCTGCCGGGGGCGTGGCACGCCGTCGTCAACGTGCAGGTCACCTACGCAAGAACCGCGGGGGCGGGCAACGTCTACTGCCACGTGCAGGACGGCTACCAGAGAGAGGCGTAACGCGGTTTCACCGCCTGGTCGGGCAGGTCGGTGGGGTCTTCATCATCCACCCCTGACCCTGGAGGGTGCCCGTGCTGTCCAGACCGCTCGCGCTCGCGTTCGCGGTACTCGTCGGCAGCGTGTGGGCGGCGTACTCGGTCGCAGCCCTGGCCTGGCCGGACCGCTACGAGTTCTCCACCGAACTCAACGCGATCTTCATGTTCGTCCTCGGGGTGGTGTACGGCATCACCCCATCACGCGCGCGCCAAGCGCTGTCCCGCCTCCGAGGTGGCACCAGCGAGGACGAGGACGTCGCCGAGGAGCTTGACGCTGATCCCGAGCCGCCACGGGGTGATGGCACGTGACGCTGGAGAGCCTGCTCTGCCAGATCGGGTGGAGCACCGTGTCCCTGATCGTGGGGTTCCTGCTGGGCCGGCTGAGCCGCAACGTCGAGACCATCGCCACGTCGGTGGCCAGGAAGGGGCCACCCGTGGACCGGGTTCCGCGCCGCAAGTGGTTGACGTTCGAGAAGCTCCTCGCCGGGTTCTTCCTCTGCCTGGCGATCTTCACCGCAGCCCAGGGGTGGCGGCAGGACCAGGCGACACGCCGGGTCGCGGAGTGCACCCAGGCGTACTCCGATGGGTTCGCCGCGGCGCTGGACGAGCGCAGCCAGGCGTCGGCGGAGGCACAGGCCGCGCTGGACGAGCTGATGACCACGGTCGGGGATGTGATGGCCGCGACCCCCGGTGACGCAGGCGCCCGGCAGCGGGTGCAGGAGGCGGTGTCGGAGTACCTGACCAAGCGCGCCGAGGCGCGCAAGCAGCAGCAGGACAACCCGTTCCCGCCGCCCCCACGAGACCTGTGCAGGTGATCCATGGCCGACATCTGGCTGCCCGGCTGGCCCGTGCGCATCCTCGGCAACGCAGTCCGCGGCAAGCCCTACCAGTTCACCCACAACCCCAAGGTGTGCCTACACACCACCGAGGGCTCCTCCGTGGCCGGTGCCATCGCCGCCTACACCCCCTACCCCCCACACCTCGTCTACGACTGGCGCAACCGCGAACGCGCACAACACGTGCCGCTCAACCTCGCCGCCTACTCCGCGATGGACGGCAACGACGACGACTACATGATCCAAGTCGAACTCGTGGGATTCGCCGCACAGACCCGTGACTGGCCCGAGCAGGCGCTGCGCAACATCGCCGAGGACATCGTGCGCCCCCTAGAGACGCACTTCCGAGTTCCTCGCCGCGTCATCGGCGTGGGCTTCAAGGACAGCCGCGACGGGCTGCGCCCCTACATCTCCACCGCCGAGTCACCGATCCGCCTGTCGTGGACCGGGCTGCGGGACTTCTCCGGCTGGCTCGGCCACCAGCACCTGCCCGCGCCGGACACCCACTGGGACCCCGGCGCCCTCCCCATGCACAAGATCCTGAGCTACTTGGAGGACGAGTTGTCCGCACAAGACGTCCAGGCCGGGACCTCGGCCTCGCTGCAGTGGAAGTACGACACCCCGGAAGGCAAGCGGGACCTGGTGCAGGAGCTCCAGGACACCCGTCGGGCGGTGGCCGACACCGCAGGGCAGACCAAGGGCGTGAACCAGCGCCTCGACAAGGTGAACGAGAACCTGGGGAAGCTGGTCGCGGTGTTCACCGAGGTGTCGACCAAGCTCGACCGGCTCAGCACCGGCGGAGTGGACACGGCACAGCTGGCGGAGCAGCTGTCGGCGATCCAGGACCGCAAGGCGCGCGACGGTGACCCCGGCACCGGGCCGGTGAGCTGAGGTTTGAGCAGCATCCTCGACGGCCTGCGGGTCAACGTCTACGGGCACTCCATCGCCGCGTGGAATGACCCGTGGGGGTGGGTGCCGCGGATGCGCGACGCCCACAACTGGACCCTCGCCCAGGGCGCGGAGTGGTCCTCGCACTCGTGGGACGCGGTCGGCCAGGCCACGGCGGTCGGGTCGCCGCACCGCATCGACCACAGCCGCCGACCCCACGTGGTGATCGTGGACGCGGTGGCGAACGACGCCTACGGCCTGGGCTTGGCCGCGTTGGGGCCGTTCACGACCGCCGTGCGGTCACTGGCCGCCTACGCGCTGCTGGAAGGCATCATCAACGTCCAAGACTGCGCCTTCCCGAGCTCGTGGACGCGGAACTACGGCGAGGACTACATCGCCGGACGCAACGTCACCGCCGTGGCGGGCAGCGCGCACAACCTGCCCGGTTTCCAGCGGGCGGGGAAGTGGGCGTTCTTCTACTACGGGCTGGCACCGAGCATCGGCACGGGCGGGTCGTGGACGCTGCTGCGCGACGGCCAGACCGTCGGGGAGTACTCGTGCAACCGGCGCGCGGTGGACCCCGGTGTGGGTGAGGAGCGGGCGTACGCGAACAACGGGGTGCGCGGGCCGCGGCGGTGGGTGCTGTGCTCCGAGGTCGTGGACGTGCCCGCCACGCAGGCGTTCACGGTGCGCGTGAACGGCGGCGGCGGGGCGCCGTTCTTCGCCGGGTACGGGAAGCTCAACCAGAGCGCGGAGCGGCACTCGCCGCTGGTGGTGCTGGTCGAACCCGTCCCCGGCTACGACACCACCGTCAACGCCGTGCTGGACGTGTACGCGCAGCGGCTACACGAGATCGCCGCCAGCCTCCCCAACGTCGTCGTCGCCCGCACCCGCACCGGCTGGGACCTGGGGCGCATGGCCCGCCGCGGCGACCCGATGCACCCCAACGCCCTGGGCTGCCAGCACTACCAGGACGCGATCGAAACCGCCGTCGACCGCGTGGTCGAGGCGGGCTGGGTGCCCAACACCCACCACGAACCCTGACCAACAAGGAGTGCAGATGCGGACCATCTTCGGACGCGAGCCCGCCTACTGGCTGAGTCTGGTCGCTGGCGTGATCGCGCTGCTGACCGCCACCGGACTGCCGCTGACCATCGAGCAGCAGGGCGTCCTCAACGCCGTCGTGGCGGCGTTCTTCGGCGCGCTCACCGCGTGGCGGGTCAAGGCCGAGTCGTCGGTGCCCGCGCTGGTCGGGCTCGGTAAGGCGCTGATCGCGCTCGCGTTGGCGTTCAACCTGAAGCTCTCGCCCGATCTGCAGGCGTCGCTGCTGATCGTGGTCGAACTCGTGCTGACCGGTCTGCTGGTGCGCCCGAACGTGGTCGCGCCGGTACCCGCGAAGGTCACGCCGGACGGTGCCTACGACGTCTCCTCGTTGCCACCGCGCGCCGTGTAGACGCCGAGGTGGTACGAGTGCGCCCCCGCTCCCTGGCTTCGGCCACGGGAGCGGGGGCGCTTCGTCGTGTTCACGCCTTCTTCTTGCGGGGTGTGCGGTTGCCCTTGCCCGGCGCGGCCTGCTTCGCGGCCCGCACCTCGGCGGCTGGGTAGCGGTTCGCGCCGCCCCGGCCTGGGATGCGGTCGTAGGGCTCGATGCCCCAGCGGCGCATGGTCTCGCGCACCGAGGACGCCTTGATGCCGCAGTGGTCGGCGACCTCCTCGGTGGTCCACACCTCGGTCACTGGCCCAGCCACCCCAGGGCGCTACCGAGGGCCTGGAAGACGGGGGTGAGGACGTACGGGTAGGTGACGATGGCGACGGCGAGGAGAGCGGCCAGGCCGGTGATCTGGGTGGCGAGTCGGGCGGTGGTGCGGGTCATGGGGTGCTCCTCGGTGTGGTGTTCGCGCTGACCACTCAATAATGTGTCAGAGTGACACATTACGCAAGGGGGACCACCCGGACGGCTCAACCAGACAACGGACCCCTGAACGTCAACCGGTTCGTCGTCGGCTCCCCGTTGACGTTCGCGTACACCTCCACCACCAACTCCTTAGCGTCAACCGGCACCCGGAACTTCGCCTGCATCGGCCCGCCCTCACCAGGCAGGTACTCCCCGAGGTCATCGCCCGCCGTCCACGGCGCCTCCCGCTGCCCCACCCGGCCCGAGAAGCTCAGCCGCGCCTGCCCCGCGGTCTTGTTGCCCACCGTCACCGGCAACAGCACGTACCGCTGGCTTGGATCGGGCTGGCCATCCACACCCACCACCGGATCACCACTCACCACCGGCGTACCGACCTCGATGTAGACACCACTGCTCGACCCCGACCCACCCCACGACAACACCGCAGGCGCAGCCGAACTGCTGGTCGTCGGTGAGGGGGTGCTCGACGACGGCGGAGGTTCGCTCGATGAGGGCGACGACTCAGGCGAGGTGGTCGAGCACGCGGCCAGAAACAGAACCGCGGCGAGGAGGAGAGGTGTTCGCATAGCCAGGTTGTCGTGCCACACCGCATGGCGCGTTACCCGCGTCCCTCGTTAGGGGGACATCTCGTCCAGGTTCAGCTTCATCGGCACGGTGATCGGCGCGAACAGGATGGTGATCGCCTCCGCGTGGCACTGCTCGATGGTTCCCTGCCCGCGTGAACAGGGCGCGTACTCCTCGCTGGCGTCCGTGACCTCGCCGATGGCGACGAGCGTGTCGACGTACCGGTCGGAGTCTGGCCGCGCCTTGATGGCCCGCTCCAGCTCCAGGGCCAGCATCACGATCTCGGTCAGGTAGTCCGCGCACGCCTTCGACTTGGCGTTGACGGGCGCGCACGAGGCGTCGCTGCTGCCGAGAACAGTGCTGAACTTCGACTTCCACTCCTCGTGGAGCCCCGGCGCGGAACTGGGCTTCGCGCTGCTGGAAGTGGTCGCGGTCGCGGAGGAGGAGGGGGCGGGCTGGGCAGCCGGGGTGCTCGTGCACGCAGCGAGGAGGAACGCCACGGCGACGGGGAGGACATTGCGCATGGTCAGCATGTCGCGTCGGGGCGCGCCGAGCGTTACCGAGATCGCCCGGTGAGGCAGAATGAGTGGGCGGGGGCTGGTGCCGTGGTGTTCGCGCTCCCGGGTCCACCAGCCCCCGCCACTCAGCCCGCCCGGTGGAAGCGATCCAGCGACGCCGCCGCAGCCGGGTTCGCCGCGTCCTTCGCCATGTACACGTCCTGCGTCATCGACGGACGCGCGTGCCGCAGGATCGCCGCCACCTCCCGTGCGGAGTGCCCCGCCTTGTCCAACGCCGTCGCCACGCTCTTACGGCCCACGTGCGTGGTGAACTTCGGGTAGCCGATCCTCTGCCGCATCCGCCGCACCGAGCGCTGCACGTTCGACGGCTGCCGCCACCCGCCGCTCGCCGACGGGAACACCGGATCGCTGGGGCCCGCCGTCAACGGCTTGCGCACCATCAGCAGCGTCACCAGGAACTCCGGTAGCAGCATCACGCCGCGCGAGGCACTGGTCTTGCCCTCGTGCCGCACCACCCCTCGCCCGGACACTGCGACCAGGTTCCCGTTGAACCACACCCCGCCCGCGGGGATCTCCACGGCGTCGCCGTCCTCGTCTTCCATCCGCACCGGCTGGTCGCCGAGGTTGAGGTCGCACCAGCGCAGCGCCAGAGCCTCACCGAACCGGGCGCCGGTGCCGAACAGGAACCGGATCAGGTCGGGCAGGTCTGCGCGGCGGGAGAGCTTGTCACCGTCCAGCCGGGCCATGAAGTCCACCAGCTGCGCGGTGTCGTAGGCGACGACCTTCTTCCCCCGGCCGCCCTTGATGCGCGAGACGTTCCGCACGGGGTTCTTGGTGATGATGTCGAGATCGACGGCTTCCTGGAGCACGCCGGAAATCACCGTGCGGATACCGCGACGGGACGCGGCGGACAAGCCTGCTTTCTCCATCGCGTCCAGGGCGCGCTTGATGCGCGCGGGGGTGCACTCGCGGATGTAGAGCTCGCCGAGGGCGGGCAGGACGTGGTTGTCCAGGCGGCCCTTGTAGCGGTCGTAGGTGGTGCCGACCTGCTGGCGGCCGATGCGGTCGAGCCACTGGGTGGCGACCTGGTGGAACTTCGGGTTGTCCGACTGGACCTCGCTGTCGAGGCCGAGGTGCTCGACCAGTGCCTTGCGCAGGGCGTCGTCGGCCTTGCGGGCGCTGGCCCCGGTGCGTTCCATCTGGCCGGTCTTGCCGTCGAAGCCGCGGTAGCGGGCGGAGGACTTGTGCTTGGTCGGCTTCGCGCCCTTGGGCACTTGGTGCAGTGGCATCCAGCGTCCGTCGAGGTAGGCGGAGCGGTGGAACTCGCCGAAGCTGCCGATCTCCAGTGGTCGACGTGGCATGTGCACCCCCTGGTGTCCCCGACGTCAAAACGTTGGGTTTTCGTTGGGTGCGATCATCGTATGTGGACAAGTGGCCTGACCGCTACGGGTCTGACCTGCGTCTTTCGGTGCCCCCGGTGCGACTCGAACGCACACTGGACG